ATGATCGATGTCATCAAGGGCATTGAAACGCATCTGGAAGAGACCGGTCAGGTCGACAGCGATGACGATGAAGGCGATACCGGTGAGTTCAGCGATCGTATTCAGGCTCTGATCGATGAAGTTCCGGAAGAGCCTACCGCGGATGACATCACTGACCTGTTCAAAAAGTATCTGCCGAAAGACCTTGAAAAGGCAGAACGTGACGCCCGCGCTGAAATCATCAAGCCGATTCTGGCCGGCGTGAAAGCGCCGAAGGCTTCTGCCGTGAAGGACGACGACCGCCGCGACGTCATGATCGATGTCATCAAGGGCATTGAAACGCATCTGGAAGAGACCGGTCAGGTCGACAGCGATGACGACGAAGGCCTGGTGTAACCAGTAGCTTGTGCTGACGGGGGTGGCGATTGCCACCCCTTTGCTTTGGGACCAACCTGATGCTGAAAACGATAGACGGAAAGGAAATCATAGACCTCGGATGGGGAGGTGTGCATTCCGAGCGCAGTCCGTCGGCCGCTGACCGGTGGATGACATGCCCGGGCTCCGTGCAGCTGAGCCGCCTCTTTGACGATGAGACGAGCATCTTCGCCGCGGAGGGCACCTGCGCCCACTGGGTACGCGAGCAGTGCCTGAATGACCGGTCGAAAAATGTCGAGGACTACGTCGGTACCATCATCCACGCCGACGGCTATTATTTTGAAGTGCTACCAGAATGGGTAGGGTACCTGCAGCCTACGATCGACTGGGCGCGTGATGTCAGCAGCAAACGTGGCTGCGAGATGGTGGTCGAGTATCGCGTAGACCTGTCCCGCTGGCTTCCCGGCGACTCCGGCACTCTCGATCTTGGGATCACCACTCCCGATATCATTTACATCAATGATGAGAAGTTCGGACAGGGTGTGCTGGTGGAGGCCGAGCGCAACCGGCAGCAGATGATTTACGCTCTCGGCTTCTGGTGGAACCACGCGCGCCACAAGACAAAGGCCACGACCTTCCGGCTGATGATCGACCAGCCTCGCGCCCGCGGTGGCGTCGGCAGCTCGTGGGATTGTACGCTGGAAGAGCTGCTGGAGTTCGGCGAAGAGGTGCGCGTTGCCGGCGAGCTGACGCGTGACCCGGATGCTCCGCTGGTGGTGAGCGCCAAAGGCTGTCAGTTCTGCAAGGTCCTGTCCAATCTGGCGTGCCCGGCTGTGCACGACTTTGTCCAGGAGGCCGCTGGCCTCAACCCCGATATACCAAAACTCAAGGGGCCACTTATCATGCCTGAAATTGAAAAACTGGATATGGACCGCCGGCTTTACCTGCTGAAGAACTGGTCCATCATCTCGAAATACGGCAGCCTGCTGAAGCAGAACGTGCTGTCTGATGCCATGAGCGGCGAGCCCACCCCCGGCTTCAAAGCCGTGGCTACCGAAGGTGACCGCATGTGGGTCAGCGAAGAAAGTGTGATCGAGTTCTTCAGAGGGAAAATTCCGGATAAGGATTTATTCAATAAACAGTTGAAATCTCCTGCGCAAGTTGAGAAGATAGCCGGCACGCGGACATGGAAACAAGCGCAGGAGCTTATCGTCCGCCCTGAAGGCCCACCAGCCCTTGTTCCGGAATCGGACAAGCGGCCGGCGCTGATGAATCTCACGGATCTGCTGGACGACCTGGACAGCGATGAGGACGACTTCTCCGACTTAATCGGAGAGGACGACGGGGATTTAGACTCCCTGATTTAACACCGTACTACTGACCAACGAACCGACTATCAACGTACTACTGAGGAATGTAAAAATGGCTGAACAACGCTTAGGTACCTTTGCCATCACTGGTCGTCTGTCCTTCCCGAGAATCTGGAAGAAAGAGAAGTCCGCGGAAGAGGGTAAGCCGAAATACTCGCTGAACATCATCATGGACCCGGATACCTCTTCTGGCGAGAAGAGCATCGAGACCTGTGAGAGAGAGCTGAAAGCTCTGGCTAAGCGCACCTGGCAGGACAAAGGCCCGAAAGTGCTGAAAGCTCTGGACCGTAAACGCATCCCGCTGCTGGATGGTGACGAGTGCACCAACAGCGAAGGCGACGTTTATCAGGGCTATGAAGGCATGAAGATCTTCAAATGCGCCAACCCGCGCGAATTCAAGCGCCTTGATCGTGATAAGTCCATCCTGACCGAAGAGACAGCTGATGAGCTGAATCGCCTGTACGGTGGCTGCTACGTTGACGCGGTGGTGAACATCTACGCCATCACCGATAAAGCGCGCGGCGGGAACGGTATTTTCGCTTCGATCGAAGTCCTTCGCCACCGCAAAGACGGCGAACCGTTCGGTGCAGCACCGGTTGACGAGGATGATTACCTCGATGACCTGGGTGACGACGAAGACGAAGACGACCTGGTTTAATCCACGTCAAATTTATCAAGGGGCTTCGGCCCCTTTTTCAACTGACTGTGGAGCATTCAATGTATGGCTGCAGAAAAGATCCATCTCGACTATGAATCCCGGAGCACGCTGCCGTTCGGCAAACAGGGCGGCGTGACCACCTACCAGTATTCCCGTCACCCCACGACCGAAATCCTTCTCGCCAGTTATAAGATTGGCTCGGACCCCATCGAGCGCTGGCGCCGTGGGCAACCTCTTCCTAAGCGGCTCCGTGAGGCGGTGGGGGATGGCCTGAAGCTGTGTGCGCATAACTTCGCGTTCGAATGGGCCATGTGGAACAACATATGGGTGCCCCGTCTGGGAGCGCCCGTTTTGCCGTTCTCTCAAGGGGACTGTACCGCGGTGCGCGCTTCCGTGCTGGCGCTGCCTCGCTCATTGTCCGAAGCCTGTAAAGCCCTCGGCCTGTCTGTCCGTAAGGACGAGGAAGGCGCGAAGGTGATGCTGAAGATGGCGAAGCCGCGTAAGGCCCGTAAGGACGAGGATCCGGACAGCATCTGGTGGTGGGACACCCCTGAACTGATGGACCGCCTGCACGACTACTGCGACATCGACGTCGAGGTGGAATACGCGCTTGATCAGGTCCTTCCAGAGCTTACCGAAGACGAGTGGCAGCTGTGGCAAATGGACCACCGCACTAATCAGCGCGGCGTGCTGCTGGACATGCCCTTTATCCATAAGGCGAAGCGGCTCATGGCCGTGTCAGAGCGCCACTACAATAACGAGCTTTCGAAGATCACCGGCGGTGAAGTCAAGGCGGTCACAGAGGTAGGACCTCTGCGAAACTGGGTGAACGATAACAGCGAGCTGGCGCTACCGAGTTTTGATAAGACCCAGGTCGAAAATGCGTTGAAAGATCCCGACGTCCCGGATGACGTTCGTCGCGTTCTGGAGATCCGCCAGGAAGCCGGCAAGTCCTCAGTCGCCAAATACACAAAATTCGAGCTGCTGGCCTATCTTGACAACGTCATGCGGGAAAACTTCCTGCATCATGGGGCCAACACCGGGCGCAGCGCCGGCAAAGGTGCCCAGCTGCAGAACCTGCCGTCCCGCGGCGGGTTGAAGTGGTACCAGGCCGTCGAAGTGATCAAGATGGTCATGGAGACTGACGACCCAGAATGGGCGTTCCAGCGCATAGAGATGATTTATGGCGGCGTGCCAGAAGCCCTGTCGTCATGCCTGCGCCTGTGCATCATCGCGCGCCCGGGCAAAAAGCTGTACGTGGCTGACTTCTCGAACATCGAGGGGCGCGTCGCGGCATGGCTCGGCGGTGAGAAGTGGAAGCTGGAAGCATTCAAGCTCTACGATACCCCTCTGCTGGACGAGCACGGCCAGAAAATCCCGGATCCCGACACCGAGTTCAAGCGGAAAGGGCCTGACCTGTACAAGGTCACCGCCGCGCAGATCCTCGGCACGACGCCGGACATCATCAACAAGGTGCAGCGTAACGTCATGGGTAAGGTCCCGGAGCTGGCGCTGGGCTTTGGTGGCGGCGTCGGCGCCTTCCAGTCAATGGCGAAGATCTACAACGTCAATATGGCGGACTACTGGGACATCGTCCGGACGTCGCTGGACCAGCGCTTCGTGGACAAGGCGTTCGATAACTGGGAGTCCTTCGGCAAGAAATCTGGCATCCCGCAGGACGAGTGGCTGGCTTCCGAGACCGTCAAGCTGGCGTGGCGCGCCCGCCACCCTGGCATTGTGCGCTGCTGGCGCGACGCTGAAGAGTGCGCGGTCAAGGCGCTGAAGACCCCCGGCAAATGGTTCAAATTCGCCGGCGGCAAATGTGCCTTCGGGGCGAAGAAGATCGGCGAAAAGATGTTCCTCATCTCCCGGCTTCCCAACGGCCGCCGCGTGTACCGCTGCGACGCCCACCTGAAAACGGTGAAGAAGTTCGGCCGCATGGTCGATGAAATCCGCTTCATGGGCGTGGACAGCGTCACGAAGCAGTGGGTCCGCATGAGCACCTACGGTGGTGACCTCTTCCAGACCTTCGTGCAGGCGATCGCACGCGACATCATGAAAGACGGGATGGCGAACGTAGAAGCCGCTGACTTCGACCCGATCCTGGAGGTCCACGACGAGGTGGGCTCTGAAGGCGACGAAGACCGCGACCTCCATGAATACGAGAACCTGATGGCAACGCTGAAGCCTTGCTACGACGGGTGCCCGGTATCCGCGCTCGGCTACGTCGCCGACCGGTACCGTAAGGACTGATTATGCCGAAAGTTTATAATAAGCATTACCCGGGCGTTCCGGATGACGCGGTCTGCATTGAGAGAACCACGGAGTGGGGAAACCCATTCCCGGTTCGCGGTGGCCGCACGCGAGACCAGGCTATCGACGCCTTTCGTGAATGGGCGCTGTCCGATCCCGATTATGTCCGCGCCGTCAAACGCGAGCTGAGCGGCAAGGACCTCGTCTGCTGCTGTAAGCCGAAGCGCTGTCACGGCGACGTCCTGCTGGAGATCGCTAATGGGTCTTGAATCAACGATCGAAGATGTCTGCTGCGAGGATGCGGAGGCTGACGGGTGGATGGTCAAAAAGATCAGCTTCCCCGGCAGCCGCGGCGCACTGGACCGGATGTTCATTAAAAATGGGCGTGTCGTTTTTATCGAGTTCAAGCGTCCCGGGAAGCTGAAAAATACCAGCACCGGCCAGAACGACACCATCAAAGACCTTATTGCCGCCGGCGCCGAGTGCCACGTCGTGGACACTCCGCTGGCCGTCTACCGTATTTTAGGGATTAAACGATGAGCGGATTACGACCGCGTTCTGCGCTCCGCAAGAGCCAGCAGGTCGCGTACAAACAGATTATGGGTGGGCCGGCCACGATGCTGTGGCTGGATATGGGCTCCGGGAAAACCGGCACATCGCTGACGGCCATTCGTGACCTTCTGGACTGGGGCTATGCAGCCCACGTGCTGGTCATCGCGCCGCTGCTGGTAGCCGAAGAGACCTGGCCGGACGAAATTGAGACGTGGGAGCACACCGTCGTCCTCGATTATGAGGTGCTGACCGGTGACCCTGACCGCCGGTCCAACCGTGCGCTGCGCCTCCCGGAGCTGAGCATTATCAACGGGGAGAACATCCCTTGGCTGGTCGAGTTCTGGGAAGAGCGCGGCGGGTGGCCCTACGACGTCGTCTTTATCGATGAGATCTCGCGATTCAAAAACCCGACGAAGCGCAACAAGCCGACCAAAAAGCAGGTGCGAGATGTCACTGAGCGCGTTCTGAAGGCGCTGCCGCGCGGTACCACTGAGGAAGATGCGGAGAACGCCCTGCGTAAGGAGCTGAAGAAGCTGCGCGGCGGGATCACCCGCTTCGGTGCGCTGTGCTCCGTGCTGCCGTACATCGATATCATGGTGGGCCTGACAGGTACGCCCGGCCCAAATGGCCTGATCGACATCTGGGCTCAGTTCTATCTGCTGGACCAGGGCCAGCGTCTCGGCAGCAACATCACCGCCTATAAGAAGCGTTGGTTCGACAGCGATTACATGGGCTACAAATACGAGCCAAAGCCTCATGCATTCGGCCAAATCGTGGAGGCCATCCGCGACATCACGGTCAGCATCGAGTCAGACGCCGAGCTACCTCCGGTTGTATATAACACTCTCCGTTGCAAGCTGCCTGCGAGCGTCATGAAGCAGTATCAGAAATTTGAGCGGACATTGTTGCTGGAAGAACACGATGTCAAAGCCGTCAATGAAGGGGTATTAACTGGCAAATTATTGCAGCTGGCGAATGGTTCTGTTTACCGGGACAACGAAGCCACAGGTGAGCGCGAAGTTATCGAGATCCACTCCCGGAAGCTGGAATATCTCGATCGCGTTATCGAAGAGGCCAACGGCAAACCCGTCATGGTGGCGTACAGCTACCAGTTCGACCTGGATAAGCTGAAGAAGAAGTACCCGCACGCGGAGGTCGTCGGTGAGACGAAGAACCTCCAGAAGCGCTGGAATGCGGGGGAAATCCAGCTGTTACTGGCGCATCCGCAGTCTGCCGGTCACGGCCTGAACCTGCAATACGGTGGCTGTATTCTCGTATGGTATGGCCTCTGCTGGTCGCTGGAATATTACCAGCAGCTGAACAAGCGCCTGCACCGCCCGGGGCAGAAGGACACCGTGTTCATCCACCATATCATCTGCGAGGGAACAGTAGACGAAAGGGTGATGAAAGTTCTGCCTGACAAAGCCGCCACCCAGGACATGTTAATTCAGGCCACGATGCGCAAATAGAGAATCATTCCGCGACCCGTTGACACACTCAGAATCACTCGGTAGATGTGTCAACAATCAGTTGAATGAATCCCAGTTTGTGGAAAGGTCACTAAGTTGCGCGATAAGGCATTTGCGCAGCGGCTCAATACCGCTTGCGATGGTCACCCTCATATACCGGCCTACGGACAGGGTCGGCAGACATGGGTGAAAGAGAAGCTGGATGTGAGCCATGAGGCTGTCCGGAAATGGTTCACCGGCGAGTCCCGGCCTCGTCCGGATAAGATGAAGATGCTGGCGCTTAACCTGGAGGTGGATGAGGCATGGCTGGCGCTGGGAATTGCGCCGGACCAGACGCCTCGCGAGAAGAAGGCGCGTGATGCTACCGCTGAAGGTGCGGTGAATGTGGTAACGGGCCTGCTGCAGATGAATGGTGCTACCTGCGCATTCCCGGCCGAGCAGGATCCGGCCTCTGGGTATGTCCATGTTTACGCCATTATGCGCGGTGTGCAGCTCGCAATTCACGTCAGCCTGGCGAAGAAACTGGGCGATAATCAATGGAAATTCATCATCCCTAAAGAATACGAACAGTGCCGGGTAATTGGCGCTATTCACGTCCGCCCGAACAGACTGCATCTGGTCAGCATGGATCATGACATGATAGACCGGTACCGCGTCCGAAAGGGCGGATTTTTCGAGATTGTCGCCAGCTACCATGATGGACACTACTGGTCAGGTGGCGACAAATGGCCCCGTATAGAATCATTTGCAAGGGATCTGTGACATGGAATGTCCGTGGGTCGCGCTACGCGACGTCGTTCACCTCTTTGGCATCACCTACGAGACCGCGAAGAACCGGATATACGCCGAGAACTTCCCGGTCCCGGTGCGTAAGGAAGGCAGGCTGCTGGTGGTGGATAAAGCGGTGCTGGAACGTTATTTTGATGAGAGGCGTGCTGAAGATTTGGCGCGTCTTTCTTCAACCCGTGAATTCAACTAACTGGTGAGAATGCAACTATGACTCAGGATCAGTTCCGACGTGCCGCGGGTATCACTGACGCGCTGGCGCAGCAGTGGTACCAGCCCATCACCGAAGCGATGCAGCGCTTCCAGATCAACACTCCGAAACGTCAGGCTGCTTTCCTGGCGCAGATCGGCCACGAGAGCCGCGGTTTTACCTGCGTGAGCGAGAGCCTTTACTACAAAGACCCGGAGCGCATCGCCCGGATCTTCAAGTCAGGCTTCGACCTCAATAAGAACGGCAAGGTCGACCTGGCCGAGGTAGAGTTCGCGAAGGGCTATGTCCGGAACTCTGTGAAGCTGGCGAACCGGGCATACGCGAATCGCCTGGGTAACGGGAGCGAAGCCAGCGGCGACGGGTACAAATTCCGCGGGCGCGGCCCGATGCAGACGACTGGCCGGCGCAACTATGAGCTGACCGGGCAGGGCATCGGCGTCGACCTCATCGCGGATCCAGATCGTCTGTCCGACCCGAAGGTGGGCGCGCTGGCCGCTGGCTGGTACTGGAGCGTCAACGGCTGCAACGCGCTCGCCGATAAGGACCAGTTCACCGCTATCACCGTGCAGATTAACGGCCCTGCCAAACTCGGCCAGGATGACCGGGTGGCGCGCTGGAAACTGGCTAAATCTGTTTTATTGGCTTAATTATTCAACCAAACGTTGAATAAACAACCGCAGCTGGGGTAAGATGAAGCCCTCTACTACACGATACGGCGGAACTTACTTTGGCTGCTTATTACAATGAGTGGGATAAAGACACGGCCCAGTGGCTCCGGGAACTCATCAAACGCGGCCTGATACCCGACGGCTATGTTGACGACAGGAGCATTGTCGATGTCCATCCAGATGACCTCAAAGAATTTACCCAGTGCCACTTCTTCGCTGGAATTGCAGGATGGCCTCTCGCCCTCAGAATGGCTGGATGGCCTGATAGCCGACCTGTATGGACAGGAAGCCCTCCCTGCCAGCCCTTCAGCAACGCCGGCAAGGGGCTCGGGGCAGACGACCCCCGACATCTCGCTCCCGCCTTTGCCCGCCTCGTCAGAGAGTGTCGCCCTGCAAGGCTTTTTGGCGAACAGGTTAGCGCAGCGGTTAAGAAAGACCTGTGGGTCGATGATCTACGGACTCGACTGGAGGCAGAAGGCTACGCCTTTGGATTTTCCGTACTGCCAGCTGCTGGCGTCGGTGCCCCGCATAAAAGAGAGCGAATCTACTTCGGAGCCGGGCTTCTGGTATACCCCGACGACGAACGTCAACCCACAGCCAGCGACAGCACGCGGCCTGCAGACACTGTTCGGTCAAGCTCGACACCTGGCGGCGTGGCCGACGGCAGCGGCTTCGGACCCATCTGGCGGTGGCTCAGCGAGCATCGCGCTCCGCAAGCTATCAGGGGACAAGCGACCGTCGGGGGCGAGTCTGCATTCTGGGCTCCGCGACTTCGTGCAACTGGCGGCGTGGCCGACGCCAACGACGAGAGACTGGAAAGATGGGTCGGAATGCTTCAACGTCCCGACGAACTCATTGCTGGGACGTGTGGTGTGGCTGGCGGACCAGCCTATTCGCATAACAGCTTCTGGGACAGTGCTGACTGGCTCGGATGCCGCGATGGGAAGCTCAGGCCAGTTAGACCCGGCTCATTCCCGCTGGCTCATGGGATTCCCGGACGTGTGGTGCGACTGCGCGCCTACGGAAACGCGATCGTCCCGCCGCTCGCCGCGGAGTTCATCCTCTCGTTCGAAGAAGCCATCGAAGACCTCATCGGATCTGGACGAGCTGATTTAGACGAACTCATTTGACCAACGATTCAACTATTCGTTGACTAAACTACAAAGCGTTGGCTATAGTGAAATTGTTCTCCTGACAGGTCGTGGCGCCGCACCCCGGTTTCCTCCGTTTCCCGGGATGCGGCGCACCTTCCTATGACACACAACAGGCGAGGGAATTACCGGAAGCAACGTTGCGACTCGACACGCAGCCCACTGTGGTAAGTAGTTTCCTCTCCGTTGTGTGTGAATGCGCAGGCTGCAGCGCCCAGATTACATGCCCGTATCCCGAACTGGTTAAGACATGATTCTGGAAAGACGATGGACCACAGAACGCCATTAATGGCGGCGGGTAACCGCAATGAGGAAGACGCTCCACGGTCTCAAACTCGTCATGAAAAGGTGGAAGCCCTAAGCCGGATATCAGCCCCGGCCACCACAACGCAACGGCGCGGTATAGCATCAATTGGTAATGCAGCGGACTCATAATCCGGGAGCTGAAGGTTCGAGTCCTTCTGCCGCCGCCTTCTCCACCACTGCCATCGGCATAGCCTTGTCGTGAAGCCTCTCCGGGCTCAGGTGGGTATAGCGCCTCAGCATATTCCAGTCGCGGTGTCCCGACACCAGCGCGACCTCCTGAATCTCGTAGCCCGCTTCGAACAGCCGGCAGATGCCCTCGTGGCGCAGGTCGTGCCAGCGGAGGTCCACCAGCCCCGCGCGCTCCACCGCCCGGCACCACGCAGCGCCGATGGACCCGGTCTTGTAAGGGAAGATCTCGCCGCGCTGGCGCACCTGACGTTTGATGATGTCGAAGGACCTGCCCAGCAGCGGCACGGTCTGGTCATTGCCCTTTTTCAGGGTGGGATGCTTACGGTCCCGGATCACCACGGTGCGCTTCGCCTCATCGACGTCGCTCCAGCGTATCCGGCAGACCTCTGCCACCCGCATAGCTGTGTCAATGGAGAAGGCGATCAGCTCGTCCATCGGGAGGGTGGACTGCATGTTGTCGAGGATCTGCTCTATCTCGTCATCGCTGACCCGGCGGGCGCGTTCGACAGACCTACCGGTCAGCCCATAGTTCCGCAGGGCGTGGCGGCCGCGCTTCCACTCGTCCCAGTCAGGGCGTACCTCCCAGAAGGTGTCGGCGTGGCGCAGGGCCATTGCGATGAAGACGAACTCCTGGTCCATCGTGCTGGGCGCCACGCCGCGGCCTTTGGTGTAGTCGAGCATCCACTTCGCGGTCAGCTGAGAGACGAGCACTCCGCTCAGCTTACGACGGAGGGTGCGCATCGTGGCGTGGTGGGTGCGCTGCAGAGGCTTAATCGGCAGGACCTCATCAATGTAGCGCTGGATCAGTACGCCGACGTCTGGGTCGTTCGCGTGGAACTTACCTTCCTCGATCGCGCCCTCCATTTCCCGGACCCATTTCTCCGCGAGGACTTTTTTGCTAAAGGTCTTCGACAGAGTTTTGTGTCCTTTGCGGCGGACCTGAGCCCTCCATCCTTCGCCGTGTTTGTAGATCGATGCCATACCGTTCTTCCTTGTGTGCAGTGACCACTCCGGGCCGTGTGCAATCCAGTGTGCAGCCCGAAAATTATGGATCGAGGAAGTACAGGTTTTTCAATGGTCTGGCAAACGTCGAGCGTGATCGAAAATGGCCGTGTTTTTGCGTGGTGCACAATGGAATTCAATAAGCGAAATCAGTATCTTAACGGCGAAAAAATCTTCGCCATTGCCCCCATGATGGACTGGACGGACTGTTTCTAAGTAGCTGAAATCGCGTCGATATTTATTTTCGATTTTCCCTGTGTGCAAATTCTGTGCAGTGCGTTTCCGGGTGCACCCGGCGTGGTAGCTCGTGTGCAGTTCTCAACCATCACTTGAATGTTCACCTTCCCGTGAGGCATTATTAAACTTTAAAGACTTCAGGACATTCGATTGTGGCAACGACCAAAACGACGAAGCGTGGCCCCGGCAGGCCACCGAAAAATCCCCGGGCGAAGAAGGCGGAGACCCCAGCTGCCGATGGACTGGACGACCTGATCGGTGCCCCCGAGCAGCCTTCAGACGAAGACCTGTCGCTGGATATGGGTACCGTCTACGGCGGCGTGTCGGCGCACTGGCTGAGCCACGTCTTCGGGATGGACCGGGTGACGGTGAAGAAGCGCCTCGCGGAGGGCAAGTGCAAGATCGTCGGCAAGGGCCGGACCGGCGCGCCCATGTACCTGGTCCGCGATGCGGCTGCCTGGCTGGTTAAGCCACAGGTGGACATCACGAGCTACATTAAATCGTTGCGCCCGAATGACCTGCCGCCGATCCTGAACGCCGCCTACTGGGACGCGATGCTGAAGCGCCAGAAGTGGGAAGAGAACGCCGGCGACCTGTGGCGCACGAACGACGTGATGGACGTCTTCGGCAGTCTCGCGGCCACCCTGAAGTCGACTATCCAGCTTTGGCCGGAGCAGGTCTCCGGGCTGACGGATAAGCAGCGGCTGGAGCTGGAGCAACGGTGCGACGGCCTGCTGAACGCTATTCACCACATCCTGGTGGAATCCCCGAACGGGCGCCGCACCCCGAGCAGCATGGAAGAGCCTCCGGAGAAGGAGGACGACCTTGTTTAACAGCCTTGAGGAAATGATTGCAGCCGTCGCGCCTACAGTACACTCGCAGGAGCGTCTGACGGTGGCCGAAGCGGCAGAGAAATACCGCTTCATCAACAACCCCGGCTCGTATGTCGGGATGTGGGACAATGACTTCGCCCCGTACCTGGTGGAGCCTATGGAGGTGCTGACCAGCCTGGACTTCACGGGGATGGTCTTCGCCGGCCCTGCGCGTACCGGTAAGTCGGACATGTTCTTCAACTGGCTGACGCATACCTCGGTGACCGACCCCGCGGATATGATGATCGTTCATATGACCCAGACGGTTGCCCGCGACTGGTCCCAGAAGGACCTCCGGCGCGCCTTCCGGAACACTGATGCGCTGGGAAGGACGGTGATGCCCGGGCGCAACAACCAGTCCACGCACGACATCCGGTTTAAGAACGGGATGCACCTGCTGGTGAAATGGCCGACGGTGTCCGAGCTGTCGGGTAAGACGGTCAAATACAACTGGATCGCCGACTATGACCGCATCGCGGATGACATCGAGGGGGAAGGTAACGCCTTCGGCCTGACCCGCGCGCGTGCAACCACCTTTAAGCGCCGCGGCATGACGGTGGCTGAATCCTCCCCGGGTCGTGATGTCACCGATACGAAATGGTTGCCTCCATCCCCGGACTCTCACATGGCGCCACCATGTGGCGGTATTCTCGACCTGTATAACAGCGGAGACCGCCGGCGCTGGTACTGGCGCTGCCCGCAATGCAACGACCCCTTCGAACCGGACTTCAAGCTGCTCAGCTGGCCGGACACCGACGACCCGCTGGAAGCCGGCGAGCGCGTGGTAATGGTCTGCCCTCACTGCGGTGGCTTCATCCATCACGACGCGAATGACGCGGCAGGGCTCCCCGGGAAGTATGAGATGAATATCGGTGGCCGCTGGCTCCGGGAAGGTGAAATCTGGCTACCGGATGGCTCTCTCGGCGGTAACCCGCGGCGTGCGGAGATCGCCTCGTTCTGGCTGAAAGGTCCTGCAGCGGCATTCGCGGACTGGAAGAAGCTGGTGGTCGACTACAAAATGGCGATGGACGCCTATGAGCGCAGTGGTGACGAAGGTCCGCTGCGGGTAACGGTCAACACCGGTCAGGGCCTGCCCTACTCACCGAAGATCCTGTCTGCAGGCCGCAACCCGGAAGACGTGAAAGCGCTGGCGCGTGATATTGGTGACCGCGTGGTCCCACGCGGCGTGCGGTTCCTCGTAGCGACGGTCGACGTGCAGGCTGGCGCCCGCTCCAGCTTCGTCGTGCAGGTCCACGGCTTCAGCCGCTCCGGGAATATCGTCGTCATTGACCGCTTCAGCATCAAGAAATCCGAACGCCTGGACGAAGACGGTGAACGCCACCGCCTGCGGCCGGACGCCTTTCTGGAGGACTGGGACACCCTCATTCATCAGGTTCTCCTGCGCTCGTACCCACTCGGTGACGACAGCGGCCGTCGGATGTCGATCAAGGCCGTCGCCTGTGACTCCGGCGGTAAAGAGGGCGTGACGTCGAACGCCTATAACTTCTGGCGCCGCCTGCGGGACTCCGACGGCGAAGAGTTCCCGGCCAACCTGCATCGGCGTTTCCATCTGGTCAAAGGCTCATCACAGAAGACGGACCCGCGCGTTCGCCTGTCGTACCCGGATTCCGAACGTAAGGACCGCCATGCTGGCGCGCGCGGGGAAATCCCGGTGCTGATGCTCAATGGCGACCTCCTGAAGGACTACGTGGACACGCTGCTCGGCGGCAAGCAGGACGACGGTACTATTGTTGGCGGGCGGATCGTCTTCCCCAGCTGGCTTCCGGACTGGTTCTACAGCGAGGTGTGCGCAGAGACCAAAACTGAGAAGGGCTGGCAGAACCTGGCGAAACTCCGCAACGAAGGTCTGGACTTGCTCTGCTACGCGATTGCCGTGGCAGTGTATCGCCCGATTTTCTGGGAGCGCATCGACTGGGATAACCCGGAGGGCTGGGCGGAAGACTGGGACGACAACGACCTGGTATTCAACGAAGGCGGCAAAACCATTGATGAGGACCAGGAAGAAGATGATACCGAACTCGAAGATTTGGGACGTCTGCTGGCGTAGTGTTCAACTTTCCATTGGAAATTCAACTGGACCTGGAATACACTTGGCGAAACACCCGACCGGAATCTCATTATGCCTGATTTGAATGTTTTGCTGGCTGAAGCTCGCGCTGCCTATCATCAGCTGATGATCGGGCAAAACATCGTCAGCCTCCGTGACAGCAACGGCGAGCAGATCCAGTACAATAACGCAAGCGCTTCCCGGCTTGCTGCGTACATCGCCCAGCTGGAGATTCAGCTGGGCATCGCCACGACTACTGGCCCGATGCGTACCTGGATGGGGCCATGACGAAAATCGTATTTACGGATGACCTAATCGGCGACCCGCTGGAAGCCGTACAGAACACCGGCAAAGAGCTGGCGATGTTCGGCAACCCCTCGTATGACGCCGCCAGCCAGTTTTCGGAAGAGCTGGCGCTGTGGTCTACGCCTATCCAGTCCGCGGACCAGGAAATCTTGCCGGAGATGGGGGTCATCACGCCTCGCGTGCGTGACGTGACCCGCAATGACTCGCTGATGCGCGGCGCCCTGCAGACGCAGAAGGACAGCATCGTCGGCGAGCGCTTCCTGCTGAACTCCACCCCAAATACCCAGATCCTCGGTCTCGATGAAGTGTGGGCGGAAGAGTTCCAGGAAGAGGTCGAAGCGAAATTCACCCTCTACGCTGAAAGTCTGATGAACTACCCGGACGCCCAGCGGAAAAACACCCTCACTGAAATGGTTCGCCTCGCGGTCGGCATCTACGGCCAGACCGGTGAAGTCATTTCGTCCGTCGAGTGGCTTCGCGACTCCGGGCGCCCCTACAGCACCGCGCTGCAGTTGATCGAGAACGAGCGGCTGTCTAACCCGAACAATGGGATGGACACTCGTCTGCTGCGCGGTGGTGTACAACGGAACAGCTTCGGCGCCCCGATCGGCTACTACATCCGTGACGCGTTCCCGACGGACTATCTCGACTTCGAAAATGTGAACTCCTGGACGTATGTGCCCGCCACGAAGCCGTGGGGCCGCATCCAGATGATTCACATCGTTGACCAGTGGCGCCCTGACCAGACCCGTGGCATCTCCAACATCGTGGCCGCGCTCAAAGAGCTGCGCATGACGAAGAAGTATCGCGACATCGTTCTGCAGTCAGCGGCCCTGAATGCGACCTACGCGGCCAGCATCGAATCCGATCTGCCGACTGACGTGGTGATGGCGCAGGCGGGAGGCGGAGACCCGGCGGCACTGTCGAAGTTCGCGAAGAGCTACCTGAGTGAGATCGCCCGGTACACCAAGAATTCCCGCAACCTCGTGCTCAACGGTGTGAAGATCCCGCATTTCTATCCCGGCACGAAGATGAACCTGCAGAACGCAGCGACACCGGGTGGCCTCGGCACCACGTTCGAAGCGTCGATGCTCCGCTACATTGCCGCGTCTCTGGGCCTGAGCTACGAGCAGTTCTCGAAAGATTACACGAAGGCCAACTACTCCAACCTGCGCGCGGCGCTGGCGGAGACCAACAAGCGTATGCGCGTTGAGAAGCGTCGTGTGGCTGACCGGTTCGCCAGCCTGTTCTTCCGCCTGTGGCTGGAAGAGGCGCTGAATAAGAACGAAATCACCTCGCTGCCCCGCAATGCCCCTAACTGGTACGAGGGGCAGAATGCCGACGCGTACAGCGAGTGCTCGTGGATCGGTGCCAACATGGGCCAGATTGACGGCCTCAAAGAGACCCAGGCTGCCGTGCTCCGTCTGAACAACGGCCTGGGTACCGCTGAGGATGAGCTGGCGGCGCTCGGGAAGGACTGGCGTCAGGTTTACAAGCAGCTGGCGCGCGAGCAGAAATTCCGTGAGAAGATCGGCCTCGTGCTGGGCTCCGAGAAGACAAACACCAACATGATGAACGCGGCGAGCGGCACCCCTTCTGACGAAGGCGCGAAGCCCCGCAGCGAGACCAGTGAGGACAATACCGATGAGTAACATCTGGGCTACCCGCGTAGCCAATCAGCCGGTTATGGTCGGTATCGCCGGCGCAGACTGGCTGCAGCAGCATCTGAACGGCGCGGCAATGGCGTCAGCGCAGCTCGATACCCGCCTGTCCGCGGACACCCCGGTGATGCAGGACGACTTCTGGCCGTCGAAAGACAGCTGGCTGTCCTACTTCCGCCCGTACAACGTCTCGCAGGGCACGCTGTACGTCCCGATCAAGGGGATGCTGGTCCACGATTACGGGTATGCTCTCGGCGACTGGCTGACGGGCTACACCTACATCGCCAAAGCCTTTGAGCGCGGTATGGAAGACCCGGAAGTCGAGCGGATCGCGATGGTCATCTCTTCCGGTGGTGGCGAAGTGGCCGGGAACTTTGACCTCGTGGATAAGATTTTCTCGATGCGCGGTCCGAAGCCTATCCAGGCATTCGTGAATGAGGCGGCGTACTCCGCGGCATACTCGCTGGCGTCTGCTGCGGATAAGATATCGATGACCCGCACGGCCGGCGTAGGCAGCATCGGCGTGGTAACGGCGCACGTGGACTACAGTGAACTGTACAAAGACGCCGGCATCAAAGTGACGTTCATTCATGCTGGCGACCACAAAGTCGACGGCAACCCTTACGAGCCTCTGCCGGAAGAAGTGAAAAAGCGGATGCAGGCGCGTATCGATAGCATGTATGATATCTTCGTTTCAACTGTAGCGCGAAATCGTGGGGTGGACGAGAAGGCCATCCGGGATACCGAGGCACTGACGTACTCGGCTTCCGACGCAATTTCTGTCGGTCTCGCCGATGAAGTGCTACCTTTTGAAGAAGCTGTGGCCGCCTTCTCGGGCGCGCTAACCGATGATCCGGAAGTAGACCCGGACGAAAACTCTGGAGATGAAAATATGTCTTTTACCCAGGAAGATCTGGATAACGCCCGAGCAGATGGTGTGACGCAGGGCAAAGCTGAAGGCGCAACCGCCGAGCGTGCCCGTATTCAAGGCATCCTGACTGCGGAAGCGGCGACCAATCGTCGTGAGGTAGCTTTCCACCTCGCGTTGAATACTAACCAATCTGTGGAAGAAGCGACTGCGCTGCTGGCGATCACGCCTGAGCAAGCTGCGGCCCCTGCTACCACCACCCCTGCCGCCAATGCTTTCGAGCAGGCGATGGCCCACGGCAACCCGAATATCCAACCGGGTGGTGATAACGCCGAAGCCGCAGAGCAGGACGAATCCGCGAAAACTCTCGCTGAGTTCCGCGCTGTCAACGGCCTCAATAAGAAGGACTAACCATCATGGCGATTACCCCGACTCAACCAACCCCGGGTCTGGCTCAGTATGAGTCGGATACCGTCGGCGGCCTGGTCGAACTGTGGGCCGGTGACACCCCGGCTCCGGTGACCATCTCCGGCAAATACTCGGCGACTCTGGAAGCCGCCGGCATCCCGGCTAACACCCCGGTGAGCCTGGACTATGAAACCGGCGACATTGCGCTGGTGGACGGCACCACCGTGACCAAAGCCAACGCAATCACCGTCGGCGCTCTGCTGCCGCGCGCTGGTGGCACCGGCGGGTCGATGGCGGTGTACAAGGCAGGCTGCGTCAATATCAAGGCGCTGAACTGGCCGGCGTCGTTCGATACCGATGCGAAAAAACTGGCGGCGTTCGACCTGGCTGAATGCCAGATCTACGTCAAAGTCCCGTACTACTCTTAAGGGCCACTGAATCATGACGATTGAAATCCGTCCGCAGGACACCAGTACCCTTCTGGGTATGTACCGTGACGTGGAAGCCCCGGTGAACTACTTCCGTAGTCTGCTGGTATCTTCCGTGTACACCTCCACTGATGAGTGGATCGACTTCACCAAGATCACGAAGAGCCGTAAGCTGGCGCCGCTGGTTATCCCAACTGCGCAAGGCCGCCCGATCTTCAGCGAAGCGTCCAACGCGGCTCGCTTTAAGCCGGCCTACGTTAAGCCGAAGGACCCGATCAGCCCGTCTCGTGTGCTGAAGAAACGCCCGACGGAGAACATCTTCACTCCGTCGACGCTGACCCCGTATCAGCGCTATCTGCAGCTGCTGGGGGATATCATCACCGAGCATCGCGGATCCATCGAGAACCGTCTCGAATGGCTGGCGTCTCAGGCTGCGCTGTACGGCAAAGTTACGCTGGAAGGTCCGGACTACCCGACCACCATCGTGGACTTTGAGCGTGACCCGTCACACACCATCACACTGGCGGGCACTGACCTGTGGAGCAACCCGGACGCCCCGATCGTTGACCAGCTCAACGCCTGGGTCGAAAAAGTCCGTCGCGCCTCATTCGGTGGCCCGGTCAACCGTGTAACCATCGGCAAGAACGTCGTCGGTCCGCTGATGAAGAACAAGCAGATCCTGGCTGAACGTGACCTGATGGTCCGTGACACCGGGGTGAGCCGTACCCGTGTTATCCGTAACGGGGACTACAGCGAGCTGGTGATGACCATCGGCAACCTGGAAATCTGGACCACCAGCGACTGGTACGAAAAACCTGATGGCACCATCGGCGAGTACATGGACCCGAACGGCGTGCTGCTGACTGGCCCGAACGTGAACATGGTGGAATGCTACGGCGCCATCCTGGACATCGACGCCCAGCTGCAGGCCCTGCCGGTCTTCATGAAGCAGTGGAAGAACGAAGACCCGAGCGTGGTGTATGTCATGGCTCAGTCTGCGCCGCTGGAAGTGCCGGTGAACCCGAACAACACCCTGTTCGCAACTGTTCTGTAAGAGCGGCTGGTATTGGCGGTCTCCGGGCCGCCCTTTTTCCAGAAGCCGATTGAGGAATGAGAGATGCCAAAAGTAAAAGCAGTCCACCAGCTGGTTATTGACGGGCAGGTCATTGCCCCCGGTAAGACTGTCAACGTCGCCAAAGAGCACCTTGACCGCCTTGTTACTCTGGGCGCCGTGACCCTGGCTACCGGTGAAGCGGCGGAAGACGCTGTAGTCACCGAAGCGGCCAAAGAGCAGGTTGCCCAGGTGACCGAAGGCTCCGACGCCCCGGCGGAAGAAAAGTCCGCTAAAGGCGGCAAGTCTGCCAAAAAGTCTAACGACGATCTGGTGTAAGCCATGACGTTCCGTGACCAGAAACGCAAAGCCCGTCGGCAGCTGCACCAGCGGCTGGCGGAGCCGGTTCTGTACCTCACGGACCCGGATGCGACGCCCGTGGATATCACGGTGCGTCTGCATCTCCGTTTTGATGCGCTGGGTGAGCTTCTTACCGTGTCCGCAGGTTTCGCGGACCGTCAGGAGCTGACCCCGCGTATTATTTTTATGAACGATCAGATTAGCCCTAAGCGCAACGCCATCGTGGTGACCAAAGATATGGGCGCCTTCAACATCGAGACGGACGTTGCCCCGGACGATATCACGACCACCGCAATGGTCACCCCGGTCAGCAAGTCTATGGTTCAGTCGTGGGGATGGGACCCGGACGCGCTGTGGCTGGGCCTGACGCCGCCAGCGATTGTGGGGTGACCTATGGCCTACGTCTTCGCGGTTGAAGGGCTTTCCTCACTGGAAAACATCGATAACCTTCCCGAAGAAATCCTCCTGAAAGCCCGGCAGGCGATTAACGCCGCTGCCGATCGCGCGCGCACGCAGGCTGCGAAAGACATCCGCAGCGAACTGAACTTCCCCGCGCGTTATCTTACTGACAGGCTAACCGTGCGCGAACGGGCCCGCGGGACGAACCTGCAGGCCGTCATCTCCGGGCGCGACCGCCCGACGTCACTGGCCCGGTTCGCCACCAGCACCAACATCCAGGCGTCCCGGAAGAAGGGATTTGTGCAGGTCAAAGTAGGCAAATCCACGAAACGCATCTCCGGAGGATTCCTGATTAAGTTGAGGAATGATAATATCGGTCTGGCGATGCGCCTGAAGCCTGGCGAAACGGTCAAAGGGAAGCGCGCGGCAGCGAAACGCTTCTCCAGTAAAGACGCGGACCTGGTGCTGCTGTACGGCCCCAGCATTGATCAGGCGTTTCAGACAGAGGTCGACAAGACTAAACTTACTGACGACACGGCGCGATTTCTTGAAAACGAATTTATTCGACTGATGGGGATTTGATGATGGCTGACCCGCTTCGCCTCCGTATCCTGAAGGCGCTCACTGCAGAATTCGAGCAGATGACAGACGCAAACGGCGAGAGCATGGCCGGAAAGGTTTTCCGTGGTCGTGACCACTTTGGTAATGATGACCCGCTGCCGATGATCTCTATCCTTGAAGGCGTGGATGAGAAGGCCATCGCTGGCACCAGTGCGGAGATGCCGCGCGGCCGCTCTGTCCAGCAGTCACAGTGGGAGCTGCTGGTGCAGGGTTTTGTGGAAGACGACCGCTATAACCCGACAGATCCCGGCTACCGTCTGCTGGCAATCGTGAAGCAGAAGCTGGCGGAGATCCGGAATGTGAAAGATAATATTCTCGGCTTTGGTCCGAAGGTCACCGACCTGACGTTCAGCGCCGGAGTGGTTCGGCCGGCAGACGAAGTATCGGATAAAACCTACTTCTGGCTGAAGGTCCGAATGAACGTCGCGGAAGATCACAGCGACCCTTACGCTTGACGTAAGATTCAACTATCTGTAGCCATTTCAACGATGAGGTGAAAGTATGGCAAAGCAAAATAACTACACGCTGGGTCGCGGGAAGCTGTACTTTGCGCGATTTAAGCCGGGCACTACCACGCCTGGTGGCGAACGTTATCTGGGTAACTCCCCGGAAGTGAGCTTCAGCTCTGACAGCCAGCGGCTAGACCACTACAACAGCGACTCCGGTGTGCGTAACAAAGACGCCTCCGTGCTGCTGCAGATGGACTATGCTGGTGGTTTCTCTCTGGATGATATCCAGTTCGAAAACCTGGCTATGCTGTTCCTGGGTAACAGCGGCGTCGAAACTGTAGCGGCCAAAACCGCGCAGACTGAGACGTTCACCAACGTAATGCCGAAGCTGACCTATCAGCTGGGTACTACTGCCTCCACGCCAACCGGTACGCGCAACGTTACTGTCGCCAGCGTGAAGGATTCGACCACCACCTCTACCACCTACGCGGCGGGTACCGACTACGTTGTGGATGAAGCGACCGGTCGTATCACCATCCTGGAAGGGACCACCATTCCGGCGGATGGTGGCATCACGGTAGAGTGGGCGAGCGAAGCGTACACTCAGGAATTCGCGGTTTCCGACGCAGACACCATCGAAGGTCAGCTGCGCTACGTCGCCGATAACCCGATGGGCGAGAACATCGACTACCTCCTGCCGTGGGTGCAGATCACCCCGGATGGCGATTACGCGCTGAAGGGCGATGACTGGCAGGTGATGAACTTCACCCTGGCTATCCTGAAGAAAGGCGACCTCAAAGCGGTATACGCTAACGGCCGTCCTTACGTATCATAAGGAAACACGACTATGGCTTTGAAGGACATTCAGATCCCGAAAGCCGATGTCTCAGTTGGCGCGGGCGGCTCTTTTGCCGTCCGCGGCCTTTCCACTGCCGACATCGAGTATTGCGTTCGAACCTACGGCCCTGAGCTGCGTAAGCTGTGGGACGATTTTGTTAACGGCAAACGAAAGCCCGAAGAAGCGCTGACGGAAGCCGGTTTTACCAGCATCTTTTCACAAATTGTACGTGAAGCCCCGGCACTCGTGCAGGGCATCATCGGTCTGGCGGCCGACGCGGATGAAGCGGATATGGCCGTACTGGTCAAGCTACCGATCACCGTCCAGATCGACGCGATTACCAAAGTCGCGATGCAGACCCTCTCGGTTGAAGGTGAGCCGGGAAAAGCGATCGAAACCGTGCTGGCCGCGCTCGGCAGCCTAAACGCGTTCATGGGAAGCGCCAACGCGGAGCTGGCGAAGAGCTAACGCTCGACGCCTGGGTGTGGGGATTACGCCGGCAGGTCAGCCTGCTGATGGCTGCCGGCCATCCCGACGCCGCGTTTTATCCCGTGCACCGGGTGTGGGAGGAAGCCCGGTTGGTCGTCCAACGGGAGAACGGCCGAGAAGTCACCCACGCCCTGCTAATTCAGCTCGCGGTTTCGTCGGCGATGACTGGGAAAAAGAGCGCCCAGACAGCCTTCAAAGACATTATCGAGGAACTAACAGATGGCGAAGGGTGAAGTCGACCTCATTATCAAGGCGAAGAACGAAGCGTCGAAATCCCTGGACGCCATCACGGCTTCGCTGAAAAACCTTACCGACCAGCAGATCATCGCCGGCGACAGCGCCGACAAAGCCGACGGTAAGCTGGCCTCCCTTTCTCTGGAGCTGACGAAGCTCCGCACCAACGCACAGAACCTGCAGCAGCTGGCGAACATCGGCGCGGTCATCGATAAAGCGACGGCCGCGCTGGAGCGCCAGAAGGAAACCCTGCAGCAGGCGAACAGCGAGCAGCAGAAACTGGCTTCCCAGTCGGAGACGATGAAGTCCCGGCAGCAGGAGCTTTCTGCCTCCCTGAAGCTGGCTACCGCCGACCTTGAGAAGCAGAAGGCAGCGGTCACGTCAGCGCGCAGTTCCCTGTCGGAGCTGAACAAAGAGGCAACGACACTCACCAATGGTCAGCGCAACGCCCAGCGGTCTCTCGATGCCCTGACGAAGCTGATCGCGACGCAGGAGGCCGCTCTGGAGAAAGCGGCCGCCAAACACGCTCAGCTCGCCGCTGCAGTCGACGCAGCTGAGAAGCCGACCAAACGCCTTACGACGTCGCTGGAGGCCGCTGAGCGCGCGCTGGCGAAGCGTCAGGCCGCTCTCGACGCATCACGTCAGAAGGAAGCCGGGCTGCGCGATACCCTGACGCAGAACGCCACGGCGCAGGAGAAGAACGCAGCCGCGATTGCCGAGGCCACCAGCAAGCTGCAGAGCGAGCAGAAAGCCGCTGACGCAGCGAAGGCAGCGGTCAGCGCCCTGAACACCGAGTCCTCCAGCCTCTCGAAAAGCCAGCAGTCACTGTCCCGTGACATGGAGAAATCCGCGGCCACGACAGCCGAGCTGCAGAAAGGCCTGGACGCCTCGCAGGCGGAGTTCAGCCAGATTCAGGCAGTCGCCGACAAGGCCCGTGCGAAGGTAGGCCAGGCTTCCGCCTCGATGACCGACGTCGGCCAGAGCGCTGTGCAGGCCGCGGCCCAGCTGGCGACTTTTGCCGCGCGCATGAAGGTGCTGCAGGCAGGCAGCGGCACGTCATCCCTGAAGACAACGCTGTTTGACCCGGCGGCAGTGACTGACGCGCTGTCGGCGTTGAGCAAAGCACAGGCCGTCGTTCAGGCTACCGAGCGTGACTACTCCCGCGCGGCCGTGTCTGCCGACGACCTGAAGAACGCGACGATCGCCGCCGGTAAGGCCGGCCAAACGCTCAGCACGGTCACCACCGCCGTCACGCAGCAGAAAGCCGCTGTCGACGGTGCAGAGGCGTCGTGGAAAGCCGCAGAGGCGGAAGTCAAGCGGCTCGCCATCGCCATGCGAGAAGCCGGTCAGCCGTCGGAACAGCTGGCAGCTGCCCTCGGTCAGGCGCAGGGCCAGGCGAAGCTCGCGAAAAACGAATTCCTGAATCAGAAAAACGTCGGCGACCAGCTGGCAAAAGCGCTGCAGCAGGCTGGCGTAGGGGCGGGCACGCTGTCGTCCGCAGAGGCGTCGTTGGCCGGATCTACCCGCGCAGCCACCTCCACGATGAACCAGGCCACGCAGGCCAGCAATGCCCTCGCCAGCGCGCAGAACAACGCCCAGCAGTCGGGGTCCCGTCTGCAGAGCTTCTTCGCCAGCCTGGTATCCGGTGGCAACCGCGTTGCGACAGCAGCAGGTCAGGCAGCGGGTGGCCTCGCCAAGATCCGCTCTGGCGCCGTTTCGGCGTCTGGCCCGGTAGGCAGTCTGACCGGGGAACTCCGTGGGCTGGTGGCCCAGGTGGCCGGCCTCTACGCGATCAAGGAAGGCATTACCGGCATCATCCAGACGTCCAACCAGTTCGACGCACTGAGCGCGAAGCTGGGGGTGGCGTTCGCCGGCGACGTGACGAAGGCTAACCAGGCGCTGGATTACTCACTGGCCGTTGCCCGGAACCTGAAACTGCCGCTGCTGGAGACGGCGAACAGCTACTCTCAGCTGGCATCCGCCGCGCGCGGCACCTCGCTGGAAGGCGACGGGGTCAACAAGATCTTCACCGCCTTCGCGCAGGCAGCGCGTGTCACCCGGACGTCCACCGCCGACCTTGACGGTATCTTCCGCGCGCTGACGCAGTCCATCTCGAAAGGCAAGGTGCAGGCGGAAGAGCTGCGCGGCCAGCTCGGTGACCGTTTGCCGGGTGCCATCCAGCTGATGGCTTCTGCTCTGGGCGTAGGTACCAAAGACCTGGAGAAGATGCTGGAGAAAGGGCAGCTGACCACCGACACGCTGGTGCGCATGGCTGCCGAAGTATCCAGCCGTGTGGCGCCGGAGCTGGAGAAAGCCCTTAATAGCCCGCAGGCCAAACTGCAGGCATTCCAGAACTCGTGGACCGAGCTGCAGCTAAAACTGGCACAGTCCGGTTTCCTGGATGCGATCGCCAACGCTGCCGAGCGGTTCGGCGACGCGCTGTCCCGTCCTGACGTTATTCAGTCCGTGACCGAACTAGGCCAGGGTCTGGCGAACCTCGTCAACTATTTCGCCCAGCTGGAAGACCCGGTCGGCAAGGTCACCACCCTGTTTGAGGTGCTGGTCGGCCTGCAGCTGGCGTCTTGGATCGGCGGCATCATTACCGGCCTCGTGTCGATGGTCTCTGGGCTGTACGCGCTGGCGACGGCAGCGGCCGCTGCGGATATCGCGCTAGCGCCGATCCTCATCACTGTGGGCGCGCTGGCGGCGTTGTTCGCGCTGCCGTGGCTCGCGACCTGGGCATACGACAACTTCCCGGTCTTCGCGGAGCTGGTGCTCAAGTCGAAGGGCGCGGCCCTGCAGGCGTGGTCCGGTATCGTTGAGGGCTGGAACGTCGCCGGCGCGCTGCTGGTGAACTCGTTCGAACAGGTCATCAACAACATCATGGCGATGTGGCGCAGCATGATGAGCTGGATTGCGACCACCTCCAGTGATCTGCTGAGCAAAGTCGGCCTCGGTGGGCTGGTGGAAGGATGGGCGGCCGAAGCACAGAAAGCCTCGGAAGAAGCAGGTAAGAAAGCCGCGGACTCCCAGAAGGCCCATGAGCAGGAAATTACCAGCATCCACGCCAAAGCAGCGAAGGACCGCGCGGATATCGATGCGGATATCGCCCGGCAGGTGCAGGACAAACTGACGGAGATTAGCCGCCGCGGGGAGAAGGACCGGGCGAAGGGCGCCGTTGTTCCTACAGTGCCCGGTGTCAACGCTGGCGCCGGCCTCGGCACGGTAACGCCGCCGTCCGGCACCTTTAAACCAGATACCTCTGATGCGGATGCCAAAGCTGCAGAGCGCGCGGCGAAGAAGCGTGCACAGCTGGAGCAGAGCGTCGCTGACCAGATCAGCTCTATCCGGGCGCGTCTGGACCAGAACCGTGCGAACGACCTGGACACCCAGCTGAAGGGCGTCGAAGAAAAGTACAAGGGCCTTTATGACGATCTGCGGAAACTCGGTCTCAGCGAGACCAGTGAGCAGTGGAAACAGGTCGACGCGCTGAAGGCTCAGGAGATGCAGCTCGTCCGTAATAAAGCGGCGAAGGCAGAACAGCAGGCCCAAGATAAGAAAACTCGTGAAGACATGCAGAACATCAATGACCTGATGTCTCTGCGTCGAGAGCTGCTGGAACAGATTAAATACGCGGAGGACCACGGGGACCCTCAAACAGCTAACAAGTTGAAGGAGCAGTTCAATAACGTCAACGGCCTGATCTCCGCAGCCGCGGATAACATGATTAAGTTCTGGGAGGCCGCAGGAGGTCCGAAAGCTGATCTTGCTATTGCTAAGCTCAAGGCTCTTAAAGACGGGCTTAAAAATATTGATGATGGCGCTATTCTCACAGCTGACAATATTAACAAGACGTTGCTTTCGACTGCGACCAGTGCTGGCGATAGTTTTATTGATAAAATCGCCGAAACTGGGGACGTCTTTGGGTCCCTGAAAGAATCGTTTCTTGACTTCGTAAGCTCCTTCTTGACGGGCATCGCGAAGATGATCATGCAGCAAATCATCTTCAATGCCCTGTCATCTGCCGGTTCAGCTGGCGGCGGCGGGGGCCTCGGAGGGATTATTATGAGCGGTATATCAGCGATGACCGGCTCGGCTCACACCGGGGGTATTGCCGGATCGCCGACACTGAACAAGCGCTCCGTGAACCCGGGCGTCTTCGCCAACGCTGTCCGGTATCACACAGGCGGCGTTGTCGGCCTGCAGCCGTGGGAAGTGCCGATTATCGCGAAGAAGAACGAAGAGGTGCTGACGGAGGATGACCCGCGGCACATTAACAACGTCGGCAGTTCAACAGAAAGTGGAAACGGCAACTCCGGTATGTCAAACTTGCAAATCATCAATGCCATCGATTCCGAGTCGGTGGTGCAAGCGGGGCTTTCGTCGCCGGCCGGAGTTAAGACAGTCATCAACCTGGTCAAAGCGAACAAGCAGACGTTTAAATCGATACTGGCTTAACGGCGGACCGGAATGGCTGACAATGAAATCTTGATGAACCCCGAAGGGCTGGTGGTCAACGCTTACCGCGATGCCCCCGGCCGCGGGGATTACTTTAACGGGTCTTCCGGTACCTCGGAAGGCCAGTTCCTTTTCATTATCGGGATGCTGGATGCTTACGTCGCCACGGGCGATGAGCGGGCACTGGCAATGGCTGAGAGGGCGCTGAACGCCACGCTTTACACTCTCTACCGCAACTCGCCTATCCCGGCGCAGGTCACCGAGCAGAAGATCTTCGCGCCTCACTGGCTGTTCGCGGTCAAGTACCCTTTCAAATCGAGCCTGATCAACTACGACCTGGTGGTGAACTTCACCAACGGCGTCGGGGTAATCCCGAACAACGACGTCCGCTACGTCTGGTATGCGCGGTCTCTCGACTCCACGCTGCTGTGGACCAACCCGTATTCCCCGCTGACCTCCGGCACGCGCTACGAGGTTGCGAGCTATACGCCTGTGGCTGGCGGAATGCAGGTCACCCTGCAGACGGCGTACAACGGCCAGCTCCGCGTGGTCCACTCTGAACAGAACGGCCCGGTCATCGAGGTCAATGAGCCCTACGAGGCATGGCCGGACTGGCGTAAGCTGGACTCCACTGAGATCGAGGCAGCGTGCGACGTCTTCATCTGGGCGTACCGCGCCTTCCAGAAAGGCTACGAGGTCACCGGCAACCAGACGTGGGCTGACGCAGCACGCGCCACCCGCGAGCAGGCTGCTATCGCTATCGACCTGAACGACGGCCGGGACTGGCTGAAACCGACGTGGACGGATAGCCCGTTCGCCGACGGCAAGTGCTTCAGCTATGTCGACCGGTCACCGCCTCCGGGCTTTGGCGTCGATAGTTATGGCCGGGTGCAGATCGACATCCCTCAGTATCTGTCTGGCTCGGGCGAGGTGCAGTATGGCCGCGCCTCGATCGGCGATACCTATGCCGACGGCGACACGACCACCATCACGCTGGGGTCGAACAAGCCTGTCACGGTGACGATCTACATCGACCAGTACCAGGCTTACGCGGACGCGAATCGCTATTCCGCGCAGGTCGCGCTGGCGGGTACCGGCGACCAGACGGTGACCCTGAACCGTGCGAGCTTTAAGAACAACGTCGGGGCTACGCTGCCGGCGGACTCCCCCGTTTACACGGTTGGCGTTTCATCCAACAACCATGACCCGCACACTCTGTGGATCACGCGCATCCGCCAGAGTCCGCCGCGCGACATTGCCTATTACCCCGGGGCTATCCCGTTCACGGCTAACTTTGCCGGCAACCCGCCGATGCTCATCGACTGGCGCGGCCCGATTTACGCGGGCTACCAGGCGCCGCAGATGTGGACCATCGTCGGCAACCCGGGCGCCGCGCTGACGTGCGTCTACCTGCTGACGGATGCCCAGAACGCGTGGGTGGCGCAGACTGGTAAAATGCGCGGCCCGTTCGCCCCGGTTTACTACTTCGACCGCGATGATGCCATCCAGTACGGCACGCCAGGCACCTTTGGCTGGAATGGCCCGGATCCCAACACGAAGTGGGGCGGGTACCAGTACCGCCCGCTGGCGGAGGTAGCCGAGTCCTTCTACGGCGCGACGCTGGGGACAACGTATTCCAACGCCTGCCTGAACCTGGTTACCGACTTCCTGCAGTATTTGAGCGCAGATAAGAACTGGATACCGTATTCCCCGCCAATGATGGCCGGGTTGGCCTCGACCGTCCGCAAATCCGCGCTGCTGATGTACGACACTGATGAGCAAGCGGCTGCTGATATCGACGCGCTGCCGTATCGCCAGGACGGGCCGCCGACGGACTACCCACAGACCGGGTCAGAGGTCAATTACAACGAGCCGCATATGGTGGCGTTGATCCTGCGCGCCTTCATCTTCCGGGATACCAAACTGCGGCCGACAGGCGGCAGCTGGGACTCCTGGGAGCACGACCTGTTTACGAAGTGCTACGGCCTGCTGAAGACCATGTACGTCGAGACGGGCGTGATGGCCGGCACGTTCTCCAACGACCCGGATAACCACGAATGGTATGGCTTCTGGCACGGCGAGATCCTGTCAACCCTGACGCAGCTGCTGACCTGGTCCCAGAAGACGGGGACTCAGTACGCGAATGTCGAAGCGGATGCGCGCAAGTGGCTAAAGGGGATGACGGTCTGGGCGGAGGCTAACTCCCCGACCGGTGACTCCCCGTGGGGCGCTGCCATGTGGCCGTTCAGCCCTGACTGGGCGAATGGGGTCAACGAGGCTTTCGAGTTCTCGACCAATATCATCACCTCGTTTGACGGCAGCGAGCAGCGTATCGCCCGCCGGCCCAAGCACCGCCGAAGCCTGACCTTGCGTCATACCCTGACGACGGGCGACCAGTCGGCGTTCTATGGCGCTATCCTGCGCGCCCGGCAGAACCGTCCGATGCTGGTGCCCCAGTGGCACATGGCTAGAAAGCTGGCAGCTGCCGCGTCCATCGGCCAGGAGTATCTCGACCTGAGCAGCGCGCCGCCGGACGACTGGGAATCCGGTACCGCCCTCGTGCTGGCGCAGGGGCCGACGACTCGCGAGATCAACTACGTTACTACGGTGGAAGGCAACCGGGTAAACCTGCGCCAGCCGCTGTCGATCAATCTCAGCACCCAGGCTCTGGCGATGGCCGCGTATATGGGCCTCCTGAACAAAGAACTGTCGTCATCGAAGCCGACGACGGCGTATCTGGTGGCGGAGACCAACTTCCTCATGCTGCCACAGGAAGACGGCCGGAAGGTCCCGGCCCGCGGTTACCCCGGGATCTTCGAATACGGCATCGCCATGAACACGCTGGCAGCGCTGTACGTTCGCCGCGCTGCGGCGCTCGATGTCCGTATGCCGCTGGAGTGGCCGGAGCGTAACGTCTTCTCGACGCCGGTGCCTGAGTTTACGACTGACGGCGATACCCGTGAGGTGGTGACCCGGAAGCCGAACTGGATCAGCGACGTCTCAGTGGTCGACTCCTGGGTCTATGAGGTGGTGGACTATTTCAACGGTCCGGTGACTCCAGCTGTGGGCGAGAACATTGGCCGGCGCACAATGCAGGCACGCTGGACATTGATGAATGACGTCGACTGCATCGACTTCCTGACGATGCTGGGGCGTCTGAAGGGCACCCGGAAAGCCTGCTGGTTGCCGTCCTGGAGCCGTGACTTCGAGCTGACCCGGGACCCGGTGGTCGCTAGTCAGCTGTACGTCCGGAGCAACGGCATTATCAGCGAGGGTATTCTGAATGACGCCGCGATCGGCATCTGCGTCATCACGAAGGGCGGCGGCTTCCTGTGCGCCCGGGTGAACAGCTTTACCACCGGCACTACTGAGTCCGTGCTGACGCTCGATCGCAACCTCGACTTCCTGCCTAAGCGCAGCGAGGTCGCCCGCGTATGCCTGCTCTACCGCGTGCGCCAGGCGTCCGACAAATCCGACATCACCTGGCTCGCCCCCGATAAGGCTGAGGTGCAGGTGTCGTTTATTACGGTTCAGGAGTAATTATGGCCTACGATGATATCGAGGACAGCGTAGATAACGGCGAACCGCTGTTCTTCTACGAGTTTATCTACGACGTGGCGCCTGGCGCCGCGTATCGCTACGTGGCGGACACCCAGCGACGGGTGATGAGCGGCAAGGTCTGGCAACCCTTCGCCATCAAGCACGATGAGATCACGGTATCCGGGTCCCTCGATAAGCAGACGCTGACAGTTACCGCGCGCAACGACATCGCCATCACCGCGCTGTACATCGCCGGCTCCCCCAGCCGCGAGGTGCAGGTCAATATCTGGCGCGGTCATGCGGACACCACTGACATCGTCATGGAGTGGACCGGGCGCCTGCTGAACTGCGCCTGGAAAGGTCCGGACATCGAGATGTCGTGCGAGTCGCTAAGTACGGCGCTGACGGCGATCGGGCTGCGCAGGAAATACCAGCGCGGTTGCCCGCATACCCTCTACGGCAAAGCCTGCAGGGCCTCACGGCTGGCGCATACAGAGAACGGCACGGTCACCACGGTCAACAACAAACTGGACGTCAACGTCACGCTCTCCGGAGCGGAGACAGGATTCACCGCCAGCAATCTCATTGGCGGCGTTTTCCGGGCGACTGTCGACAGCGGCATTACCGAGATCCGGGCTATCACAGGCGCCACACTGATCGGTGGCAGGCAGTGGCGTCTCTCGCTGATGTCGCAAATCCCGGAGGTCAGAACCGGGCTGGCGGTCTCCGTCTCTAAAGGGTGCCCGCATACCTTCGATGCGTGCCGGGATACTTTCCAGAACGCAGCTAACTATGGCGGATGTGCTAATATCCCCGAGAAGAACCCGTTCACCAATAATCAGTTCTAAAGTATTGAGGTGCTTTTATGCCCGCCATTATTGTCCAGATCATTGTTGCTGTCGTTTTGTCACTTGCGTCTTACATGCTGTCGCGCAAGAAGCAGCAGTCAAACAACATCAAGGCGCAGGACTTAACTACGCCCACTGTCGACGCGGGTCGCTCGATCCCCGTGGTCTTTGGCCGGGTGCGCGTGAAGTCCCCCAACTTGCTCTGGATGGGCGGCAACCGCTCTAAGGCAATCAAAAAATGACGGATATCCTTGTTCTTCCCTGTGACCTGGCCCCAGTGGGCCTGTGTCTGGCCGGGGCCCGTCGGTGGTGCTCTGCCAATAACGTGGACTTCAAACAGTTCATTGACGAAGGCATTCCTGTAACGGTGCTCCGCGCCACCGGGTGCCCTCTGGCTGAGCGCGCATGTCAGGCCGCAGAAGAGCGAGTGCGCCAGGAGGTAGATAGTGGGCAGCAGTAAGAAAAAATCGACAGTCGGTTACAAGTATTACACGACACTGCATTTCGCGATCTGCCACGGCCCGGTGAACTCGATTCGGTCGATTTGGTGGTCTGATAAGGTCGCCTGGCAGGACTCATGGGTACAGGGCCCTGGCGACCCCGTGATGTGGAATTTCAAAAATGAAAGTATGTTCGGCGGAGATGACTCCGAGGGCGGTGCATCCGGTAGGGTGGAATTTGGCTTTGGTACTGCGGACCAGACGATGCACGGCGTACTGCCGAACGGTACCTATGACCCGGCGCAGATGACTAAGGCCGCACTGGGGGTCGACAGCCCGGCGTTTCCATCAATGGCGATCAACTACCGTGGCCTCTGCGTGCTGTTTATGCACGACAACTATATTGGCAACAACGCCTACCTGAAAGACCTGTCTGTCGAGGTGGAGCGCTACTGGACCGGCTGGCAACCTGGTCTGGCGCGCATCGGCGACAACATGAACCCGGCGCACATTATTTATGAATGCCTGACCAACGAAGAATGGGGTCTCGGATACGACTCCAGCGTTATTGATGATGAGGCCTTCACGGCCTCTGCGCAGACCCTCTACAACGAGGGTTTCGGCCTTTCCTTCGTCTGGGACAGCGACCAGGACATCTACGACTTCGTGGACCAGGTGCGCTCCTGCATCGAGGCGGCGTTCTACCTGAACCGGCGCACCGGCAAATACACCCTGAAGCTCATCCGCGCTGGCGCTACGCCGAAGCTGACGGTCAGCCCGTCCAACGCTACGCTGGAGTCCTTCAGCCGTAAGGCAATGGGTGAAACGTCCAACGAAATTTCCGTCACCTGGCGCAACCCGAACAACGAGGAAGACGAGACCGTCACTGTTCAGGACGTAGCGAACATTGAGGCGCAGGGCCGCGTTATCCAGACCGCGAAGGAATATATCGGCGTCCGTTCCGCGGCGCTGGCGACAACGCTGGCACAGCGAGACCTGCAGACGATCTCCGCCCAGCTGTCTGCTGCCGAAGTAGTGGTGAACCGGCAGGCGTGGGATCTGATGCCCGGAGACGTCGTGACACTAAACTGGCCTCCGCTGGGTATCTCGGACCTGCAGATGCGCGTCACTGAAGCGGCGCAGAGCGAACCGGGCTCTGACTCCATCCGGTTGCAGCTCGGCGAGGATATCTTCGGCCGTGCCAGCGGCTCGTTCTCCGGCGTGCAGGACCCCGGCTGGGTCGACCCGGCTTCACCGCCGACGCTCTTCCCGTTCACGCTGCCGTGGGAGTACCCTTATCCCTACGTCGTCAATTATATGGAGCTGGACCCGTCCACGCTACCGGAAGACACGGCCTACGGTACCGACCTGGCAGCTGGTGGCGCCTCGTCCTCCCGCCGCTTGCGGCTGTACGGGCGGGTGACCACCGAGAATGGCCCGGCATGGGAAGTTCTCGACACTGGTGCTGTCACCACCGTCAGCAAGCTGGCCTCTGCGCTGACCCGTGAGCTTACGTCTACGGCCGCCCTCGACGGCACGCAATCCTTCGACCTGGCTGCAGTGGATACCGACAGCTTCGTGGTGCTGAGCGACGGCACTCATCAGGAGATCGCGCAGGTGTCCGGCGACCCGGCTTCCGGGACTATCACACTAACCCGTGGCCTGATGGATACCCACCCGCGGCAATGGCCGGCGGGGACCATGTTGTGGTTCGTCGGGACTACCGGTTTCGTTAGCGATGTCACTCAGTGGTCACGTGGGTCAGTCGGCCGATACAAGCCTAGTATGCAGACGCCGCAGGGCTTCTTCGACCCTGACAGCATCCCGGAAGACACCATCACGTTCCGCAGCCGCTTCTCCCTGCCGTACTCTGTGGCGAATGTGACTGTGGAGGGGAGCTACTGGCCGGCGACCGTGACGATGGCGCAAGGGGACTTCCTGTTCAGCGTCGACTGGTCCACCCGTAACCGCCTGCTGCAGGACTCACCGGTTCAGGTTCCGTGGGGTGCCGGCAGCATCTCGCCGGAGGAAGGAACTACCTTTGTCGCCGAACTGTGGCAGGGCTCTACTCTTGTAGCCACCAGCGGCGAGGTAACAGGGACACACGCTGATATTCCGTTGTATGGCGTAGCCAGCGGCACGTATACTCTCAGGGTGTACAGCCTGCGCGGCGGTTATCGTAACTACATTGACTATGAGCACACATTCAATCTGGTAGCGCCTGCGGCGAACACAGGATATGGGAATGGCTATGGCTTTGGTTATGGCGTATAGTTCAACCAATATTTGATTATTCAACTGAGGGTATCATGGCGGCGAAACAAGATCCTGTCCTCGGCCTTAACTACGGCTGGCTACTCGGCGAAGACAACTGGAACACCGGGATGGACGCCAACCTTAAAAAGCTGGGCGCCCTTGTGATGGGCGCCGCAGCCTCGGTAGCTAATACGCCGGCGGTCACATCCAATGGCGCCAGGTATATCGTGGGGGCTTCACCGACTGGTGACTTTGCCGGTCAGTCCAACAAGCTCGCCGTGCGCATCGAGGGAGCCTGGCAGTTCTATGCGCCTGCAGCAGGCTGGGCGGTGTTCGACCTGTCGGTGTCCCGCTATCGCATCTTCAATGGTACTACCTGGGCGCTGGAGAAGGCCGTCATTGACGCACGCAGCTTCCTGGAAGCGGCTAACCCGGGCTCGTGGACGTTCCCGACGGCAACCTGGATGAAGGTGCCACTGTACACGGTAACCACCGACACCGCGAATGCGTGGGATACCTCGACCAACACAGACTATGTCGTACCTGCGGACGGGATGTATCAGGTGGATGCAATAGTACGCCCGATCCGTTCTGGCACAGGGGCACTGCCAGACAGCACCTCTCTGGCAGTAGGCGTTGGCACGACTGCTGCAGACTCAAAAGACGTTGTCTGGGGCGCCGGCCTCGCGACAGCACTCCCATTTTCGCTGGCGGTCTCCCGGGTCCTCCGCTGTGCTGCGGGGGACCGGCTATCCCTGTTCGCCCGTCACGCGGCTGCGGGCGCGGTAGGGATGGCATTTGCCAGCCTGACCATTCTCAATCTTTCGGAATAACGAGGGGATCATGGCTGATTACAATGAGCTGTACAATGAAATGAAGGAAGCAGTGGGAGACTTGTCCGCGTCTTCCGTAGAAATGAAAGGTATGCTAACAGCGGGAGAGGATACCGACGTCAACGTCGAAGGGTACGGCCCGAAGCCTTCCTTCAGCAAACAGATAAAAGAGCTGGTGGTCGGGAAGTCGGAAGGTATATTCCGGCTATATGCGACACTAGCCGACGCACAGGCGGACATTGCTAATACTCCAGTTGGGTCTGTAACCTATGTCCGGGGGTCCGATAGCACCTCCCTGGCCGATGAGTACATCAACAATGGCGGCACCCTAACTGCGACCGGACGGACGATGCCATCCGGGGTCGCCGTTGAGATCATGTCCGCTACCGTCCAGCGTTTAATGACGGCTTTGCACGTTATGGCGGAGGGCGACGCCGGTTCGGTTTCAGGTATTGACAGCAGCGATACTGTGCAGGGCTTGATGACCGGATTCAACGTACTGGCGGAGTCCTTTAATAACCTTTCAGTGGAAAGTCAGAAAAATGCCTCCGGCCTGTCCGCCCTGGTCTCATCCGTCCAGATCTGCACTGAAGCACTGAATACGCTGGCGGCCCGGGTCGTGACCCCAGACGGCGCGTCGCAGTACGACTATATGGCATTTTCCACGCCCGGTACCGTCAACGCCAGTAACGGGACGTTCGGGGGCAACACCCAATACCGCAGAACCGGGATGATCCCGGTTCGCAAGGGCGACGTTGTGCGCCTCACCGTTCACACCGCAACGACAGTCGCAGGCCACGCCGCCGCATTATATGACACAGCGGGAACATATGTGGGACCCCTGGGGATCATGTGCGGGACGTATGCGGCGTATAAGGCGCGGTATTACCAGTGTGAAATTACCCAGGATGGATTTGTTGTCGCAAACACGCTGGACCAGAGCGCGTCCCCTTCTGCAGATGTAACTGGTGCGTCACTGACGATTGACCATCGTCTTCGTGGCCGGGAAGCAGACACGGTTATTAAGCTGACAAAGTCTGATTTGGTCCCGGTCCGCCTGGATAACGGGAACATCAACGCCAGTTCACTCACCCAGGACGGAATCGTTAACTATTCCACCGGGCTATACTCCTGTGTGGGCGGCAGACTCCTGTTTAGCGGGTTGCCTGTGGCCTCATCTCCCGGCCAGAGCAGCAGTCTCTACAACGTCGTGTTTTATGATGCCGCCAAGACTCTGATCGCATATCGTCCTGTCTTCTCCAGTTCGGGATATGTGATTATCCCTGAAAATGCCGCGTACTGGGCGCAGCAGATAATCACCGACAGAACGCCCAACTGGTCCGAGGTCTCGATAGTTTACTACAACTACGTCTACAAGGATGAGCTACACAAGCTGCTGTCGTCAGAACGCGAGCGCCTCGGACTGAACTATCCCAACGAATATTGGCTGCAGGATTTCAGCGGCGCTACCGATATTGAGTGGATCCAGAACGCAATGGACTGGGTGCATGATGCTGGCGGCGGGTGGTTGATAATATCATCCGATTATGTAAAGCGGCAGTTCATCATCTCCGAAGCGGTTATCCACCGCAGCAATGTGTGGGTAGTTCTCGATGGTGTCGAGATTAAGCTGCAGGACGGCGTGCATGACAATCTGTTTCGTGCGGCAGGGGTTATTGTCAACCCTGCCGACCCGTTTGGTCTGTGCCTGGACCTGGAAATTACGGACAATGTCCGCCTGATTGGTACGGGATATCCGAAGTTAAGTGGTGCCGATGTGCCGTATTATGCGGATATCCCCGCAGGAACCGGGCCGCGCTACTGGATCGGCGACGAATATGGATGGCGCGGCACCGGGCTGATTTATTACGGCACGCAGAACTTCGAGATTGGCGGCTTCAAACTCCAGAACGTAAAAAACTGGGGGACTGATTTCGGGTACGGTTCTAAAAATGGCTATATCCACGATATCGACCTGTGGCAGCCGAACAAAAACGGCGACGGCATCCACTTCACTAACGGGGCCAGTCATATGCGCGTCCGTCAGATTTTCGGCTATGCGCGCGACGACTGCCTAGCTATGGTTAATAGCGACGACTCCCTGGTTTACGGCCCGGACAAAGTCCCGACACCGGGGTCAATTCGCCAGTGGATCTACCCTACATGTCCATTCTGGTATGGTTGGGCGGGAAATGAGGCCGTGGGGACCAGTAACGACATCCACGATATCGTTGCTACGAATATCGGGTTAACCGGTAACGAGCAGGTCAGCACCATTCTGACCACGCAGTTTAAAATCTACAACGTGACAATCAGCGGTATCAGCAGCGTCAACTATATGACTCCAGGCCGGGGCTGGGATGAAGTTAATGCGATTCTGAAATCGTATGCGGCATTTGGTGACGGCTCCAGGTATCAGGCAGGTAATGTCAGCAATATCCGGATTAACAACATCATTGAGTGCGCATCAAAAAATTACAGTATCGATATAACGCTGGAAGGGCGGGATATCCGCATCAACAGGTATATGAAACTGGACACCCGTGCGAAAACAAAAGGCGCGCTGAATATCAGCAGCTCGGCGGCCCCGAATGTAACAACCTCTAACATCGTGGAATAAACAGATGACTATATTGATTCAGGATTCATTACGTCGCGCCGTTGAAGCGGCCTCCCGCGGTGCGCAGACCGTGCTTTATACCCGATCTGGCGACCCGTCGTTTGTGAATATCATCCCCAAGTTTGACGTCAGCACGATTGATGCTTCGCTGGGATCAGGAACACACCCGGCGTTTATCATTAACGGCACCGAGGTTGACCAGATTTTCGTTGGCACCTACCCCGGCTGTATTGTTAACGGCCAACTGCTGTCCCTTCCGGACCGGATACCCGCCACGTCGGTGGCCTATGATACGGGCATCGGTCTCGCCCGGGCGGCCGGCATCGGCTGGCACGCCATGACAAACGCGGAATGGGCGGCAATCGCTTTGTTGTGCTATGCACAGGGGCAATCACCGCGCGGCAATACCAACTGGGGGCTGTCATCGGATAACCCCAGCGAGAAGGGGCGGCGGGCAGACGGGCTGGCCGCCGGGACCGAATCCGGAACGGGTCTGACGCTGACCGGCTCCGGTCCTGTCAGCTGGCGGCACAACCGCGACTATGCAGGCATTGCAGACCTGGCAGGCAACATTTGGGAGACCGTTACCGGGGTCCGTTTCTGCGGTGGCGAGCTGCAGATAATGGTCAATAACGACGCCGCGCTTTACACCACCGACCACACGTTATCCTCAACGGCATGGAAAGCCGTTAGTGGTGTGGATGGGTCTCTTCTTACGCCGACTGGCACCGGAACGCCGGGAACAGGTTCATATGTTCCAACCACACCTAACTCAGTTCGTATCGGCCTTTCGGGGACCGGGAATTACACACTGATTTATGGTGAAAATACGCTGTTCACCAGTGCCACGAACCCCGGGGCTACGCCGGTATCCGATGTCGCGCTAAGGGTGCTGCGCCGACTGATGTTGTTCCCGCTGCCGGGTCTGATTTCCGACGACTCCTTATCGTATAAAGCGGGCGGGGAGGTCATGACACTCCGCGGCGGGGCGTATACCAACGGGGCTGGCGGGGGCATCAACGCGCTACTCGCTAACCGTGGACGTACTTCAGTTGGTCGATCTAACTCTGGTGTCCGTCCTGTTTACTACAAGCCTTGACATTAATGCGCCATACGGCGCATTTCTTTCCTCTTTCCCGGCGTGGTGACAGAAGATGTTTATGAGGATTAGCTTTAAAAAGTCGAAATGGTCCCTCTTGTTATTTATTAAACTGATCACCGTGGCAATGTTGACTAATTTATTTGGTATTGGATGGGGCCTTCTGGCTGTTGCGGTAGTGGAGTCTCTTCCATCCATCGAGATTAAGAGGTCGATGTGACCGCCTTCGGGTCCACGAAGGCTATCACCCCCGATAATGGATGAGTCTAGCCGTGGCGTGGGTGCGGGGCCTAGTTTTTTTTGTCGTTACGGATAGTGGAAATTTCCACTGGAAGTGTCCAGAATAGTCCGAAGCGATCCGCTAACCGACTACAGGACTATTCTTATGACTGATCCAGTTACCACCGGCACCACTCTGACGGCTGCGGCCGCCGGGGTCGGTGCCATCGGCTGGTGGGCCGGACTTGACCCGGGCACGGTCGTCGGTGCTTTCACCGGCGCCGTGTTTTTTGTTACCTATGCAAAAGAGCTGACGACCCGGGCGCGGTTCGGCTATGGCTTCGTCAGCTTTGTTTTCGGAATAGTCTGTGCGCAATGGTTTGCCGAGCTGCTATCGTGGGTAGTGAGCGCCTTCGTACCGGGTGACCACAGCAAAGCACCCGTTCCCGTTGGCGCCGTGGTGGCCGCCACACTAGCGATCAGGATCCTCACGGCGATATCGACAAAGGAATTCAGCAACGCCGTTATTTCCCGGCTGCTGAGCTGGCTGCAGGCGGTCGTGGCTAAACCGAAGAACGGAGGGTCAGAATGAACGACCTTATCGCTTTTCATCAGGACCCGCTGGCACGCTGGCTGATCGTCCTGAATGCTATTGTCTGCTCTGTTATCGTTATCCGCCTGCTCACTTTTAAGCGCGATGGCGCCAAGCATAAGGCCTGGGGTGGTTTCCTGGCCTGGGCGCTCATCGTGCTCTATTCGTGGCGCCCCATCACTCTGGTAATGGAGATGATTCAGGGGCAGGTCCACATGGCAATCGACTGGACCCAAATCGGGATAAACGTGGTGATGATGATCGCATTGCTGCGCCTGAAGGGTAACGTGATGCAGCTCTTCAAAATGGCCGGTACGCCCCGGCGACAACATTAACGGCCTTCCGTGGCCGGGTGTTACTCGGCCGCGTCCGCCAGCTTATTCACCGCTTCCACCAACTCATCGTGGCTCATCGGCAGGATCTCGTAACTTGCGTCCGTGACCTTGAACATCCGATCGCTCGGCTTCCCTTTGCTGTCCATCCTTCGGTACATCAGTCCGAAAGCACCATTGACATAAACTTCCCCCAACGCTGGCCCACGAGCGAACACGCAGAATTGGGTGCCTGCCCGGTAACGTATGCTGTGGGTGCGAAGGCCGGCCACTTCAGCGCCGTTCACACCAGTCAAGGTGCTGCCATTAATATTCATAATAAGCTCCAGTCAGTATCGATCTTATCACCGTACAGCTCGCACAATCGGCTGAAGGTGTCCCAGCAATGTATTACCCGCACTCCTTCGCCTTCGGCATACCTCAGACAGTTTGCTGTGCCGGCGTCGGTGCCGTCCCATAGGGAGAGGATGACGCCAGAGTAGTCGACCATCCACATGTTCCGGGTCTGCATCTTTACCGCGCTGTACCCGCCAGGGCTGACAACCTCGACCCGGTTAGCCCGACGCAGTATCCTCCGGTACCGCAGCTGGTCGTGGTCCCGCCATCGAGCCTCCTGGCCGCGGAAAGGTATCGCCGCCGTCAACGGGATACCGTCCTCCAGAGCCACCAGCGCCAGCGCCGTATCCCAGCCCAGCGCAAGGCCGCTTACAAGTTCACTGGTACCCGCAGGGAGCATGAGGCGCACGGTGCGCTTCATCACGTCCATCATCAGCGGGTGGTAGCCGAGAGGGAGCTTGTCTGGGCGGTGCCCGGTTCCCGCAACAATCACGCTATCTCCCCCTCATAGATTGCGTCCCAGGTCTGCTGCTCACCCTTGTGCATCGCTTCGATCGTATTACCACAACGCGGGCACTTAGCCGCGGTAACAGAACCCCGGAAGGCAATGCGCAGCGGGAATATTTGTTTTAGAGACTTTTGGTTGAGTTCAAACACTTCGCCACAAGCGTCGCACGTCTTCATGCCGGCCATCGGGTATCCCCTCTCGCGACTTTCAGCACGTTGCGCCAGTCCTTCAGGCTGAGGTGCTGCATCATATCGCTGGCCTTCATCCACGAAGAGCCGATGATCGACCCGGCGGCGCCACGTATCATCAACCGGTAGGTATTCGAGTGGTTGTTCCGCCAGGTCTCCAGCCACACGTAGCCCGGGTCGTCCCAGTCGACGTTGTGGCGGATATTCAGGTTTTTGACCTTCCGGTACAGGTCCGCAGGTTTAATCGCCTTCCGTGGCTCCTGCTGGCGCAGCTTCATCTATCGCCGGGCGCCGTTCGGCGACCGGGCATAACGGCTGGTGATCATCCGCAGGCCGGCCCACATGACAACCCGGCGAGCCCAGCGCGGTGTTTTGGGGTGAATGGCTACGCGCAGCAGCAATAGACGGAATTTGTGTACCTTAAACATCTCGGGTCCTTACCTGTCCTTCGACAGGCGCTTAGGGGAACAGTAGGCGATGATCGTGGTGTCCGACCCCACCTGGAGCTGCAGGCGCGTGTTGTACGCCTTCCGGGCGGCCGCTTCGCACGCCTCGACGGTGTAGAAGGTCTCGGTCACCGGTCTTTCCAGCACGCCGGCGGACAATACCCAGATGAACAGGATGCTGGTCATGACGGCGTCACCACGCGTGGAGGTACCGGTCCGTAGATAGGGCCCACCAGAGTCCAGCCGGCGATCGGCAGATCGCTTATCGAGTAGGTGACACACCCGCTCTCCGTTACAAACATGTAGCCGAGAAGCAGCAGGTTATCCGCAACAGAGGGCTTGCGGGTTTTGATATCGTACAGCTCGCGAATGGCATTACGGACCAGAGTCGGCGGGTGGAACGTGAACTCGTGCCCCTCAGACGTATTCAGGTAGTCAGCCAGCTGCTCGACGGGCACTGGCTGGTATTCATATCGATCCACATAAAGTCCTTAGACCGGGATGACCGGTCATAGAAATAGCTTGCAAAAGTTACGGAGAGCTTCGACCTCATCAGGGGTAACCCTGAATCCGGGTTTACTCGGCGGCCAGAATACACCGCGTCTTCCTGATTTAGGCCAATCCCATTCGAAGCGGCACTCACGCCGGTGGAATCTGACAAAGTAGAGAGCATTCAGTTGGCCAACAACGCCTCCCCACGAGCGCCCCAGAAGGTAGCAAATTCTCTCTATGCTATCACCACGGCGGACCGCTTTAATCAGGTATCTTTTCTCTTCATCACTCCAGCGTAAGCCCTCTCGCGGTGCTGGTGCTGACACTGAGATAAACAGCTTATCGTCCATAACTTCACCCGAAAAACCAGTACCAGGCGCAGAAGGAGCCCACGGCTGCCAAGACGAGGGCGATGACACTGCCCATGAGTACGAGCTGGACGAACGGATCGCCGCCGCGCATATCCTCGACGTCGCGGAGGAACTGCTCTTCGCCAGCCTGGCGCCCGTCTTCCCATGCTTCGGCCTTCCGTTCGTCCACACGCCCGTCGCGCTGGGCGTAGGGATTCTCTTCAGGGCGGAGGCCGGCCTCTCCGGCCAGATAGCCGCGGTGCCACACAAAATCAGGTTTGCTCATAATGACCTCAGTATGAAAAGGCTAACACGGCCGGTACGATCGCGTAGTCCGCGAGGATGCGCTTCGTTTCTTCCGGCAACTGGTCGATCTCCTTCCGGTCCAGCCAGGACTCCGCCTGGCGCGGGTCGTCCACCAGCTCGGCATACTTCTCCAGCCTGCCGTTGCTGACCCGGGTAGATAGTTTGACGTACTTGCCGGATGACTGGTCCTTGACCAGCAGGACCGTCATCTGAAGGTTGAAACTGGTCATACGGCGTCCCTCGCATCTGGAGCGATGTCCATCTGTGCGTTGAGTAAACATTTCAGCCGACGACGAGCGTCTTTGGCATTCCGCTCTATTACAGGGCGGTCGGCGGGGTCCTGAGAACCGCTCCAGGACAAGTCTATCTCGGCAGCGACGAGCTCTGAGATGGCTTCGTTGATCGCCTTACGTTCTTTGACGTTCATTTTGGTTCCTTAGCGCCCGATAGCGCCGCGACGACGTTCAAGTTTAGCCTTGCGCTTAGCAGCCTTACGGGCGTCTACCGCGCGGTTGTGGATCTCGATGTCACGCTGCTGACGCCGGCGAGCCATTAGTACCGCTTGCTCGCTTTGCAGCTTCGCGTAGTCCTTATTCAGGACGTCGTTAGCCTGAGCCAGCTGTTCATCGCTCATCTGGGTTGACTGGTAAGCACCGACGTTGAACCGCAGCAGGTTAACTGTATTTTGGACGCTGGTGACCATTGAATGCCGTTGCACCAGATGGACAAATTCTGTTATCAGTTCTTCACGTTCCACGTTGTTTCCTTAGCCCTGACAGGCGTGTTTGGTTTTCATCATTGATACTACCACCAGCGGAATAATATTCAACCTTTAGTTGAGTGAATTTACACTGGGCATGAAAAAGCCCCGGTGAAGGGGCTTTGGGTTAATCGTCTTGTTTGACGCAGATCACGTAGAAGTCGGGCCACCGGTAGATCCGTCCTTCGCTCCAGGGCCGCTCACTGAGCGAATAGCTGAGGCGCAGTTTCCCGGGGCGGCTGGTGGATTCCCGCACCCCGGTAATAGGGCGCACGGCCCCCAGCGTCTGCCAGTCCATACGCCCGATCATGATGTCGCCCGGCTTCACGTCGCGCAGGCGCTTCATCACGAGCCGGGGCTTCAGGTGCTTCGGTGCAGAAGCCACCCGCTGACCGGGGAAGAAGCTGGGCATACGCGGCGAGTTCTTCAGGATGATGATCTTATCCAGCTCTGTGCTCATACAACCTCCGGATCAATTCTCCGAGGGCCTTAACTGCAGAGTAAATCCACTCCGACAGAGCGAATGGCAGTATGAAAGGCCAGGCGAACGTGAACAGCACGACGTCAGTCCGGTCAAAGGGGCACTTACCCAGGCCACTAATCAGGCCCGCTAATGCGGGGATGCAGATGAGTCCAGCCAGGTACACCAGCAGGAAGGTAGTCATACGGATTTACCCCCGGCGGCTTTACGGTTCTCGATGCGGTGGTCTTCGCGGCTCATGTTGTAGGCCAGCTTCTCCACGATAGCGCCTGCCACGTCCATGTTCAGGCCCCCGGCCAGGTCCATGATGCGGATGACGGCGTCTGCCAGCTCGACTTCCAGCATCCCCCGGTGAGGAATTTTGTCGTCTTTCAGCCCTTTGCGATGACCTTCCATCGCCTCGGCGACTTCGGTCACGATGAGCATCAGCTTCGCGGAGACCCAGTTATCGAGGTGCTTCTTCGGCCAGTTGCGGACGTCTTCCCCTGTCTCCAGGTCTGTCCACCACCCGGCGTTGTTAGCCAGGCCGTAGCAGACGTCCTGCAGCACCAGCAGGCGCTTGACGACGTCGAGGCGCGCCGGTTCAACGACATCAGCCAGCTTATCGACTGCGTCTTTCCAGCGCCGGATAGCCGCAGGGTCCGTTAATGGGTCCGGGGTATTGTCGTTGGCCGGCTCTACGGCACACGGTTTGCCGTCCAGCAGCTGTGACTCCGCGCGTCCGCAGTGGCGGCACTGGTCCAGCACGACTTCCCCGTTGCGGTCTTTGATCTGCTCCGGCGCATCAGCGTCACCGGTGCTATAGAGTTCGTGGCTCGGGTGGCACGGCTTCGCGTTGTAGGGGTCGTACTCCGCCTCCTGAGCAGGGGCGCTGTAGGAGGCGAGTTCATTATTGGCCTTAATCAGGGCTGCGATATCAGTCGTGCAACCATTATTGATAATGCGCACTGGGGCTGCAAACGTCGCAAATTCCCGATGCGACTTTTGGACGGTCAAAGCGAGATTAAATACCGCGGACGCCAGCTTATCGATCAGCGCGGAGCTTTCGCAGTGGGTGAAGGCTTTTGGCGCCCGGGCCATCACTGCGGCGCAGGAAGTCTTTATCTCCAGGATGTCTTTGTCGAATTCGCGGCTAACCTGTTCAGCTTCAGTGGGAAGCTCACCGTCCATAATTTGTACCAGTCGGGTACCGGGAAACGCCGTCTGCACGTTTAACGGTGTTGCGCCAGCAGACATACGACGGTAGTCACCGAGGATGTCGAGCACCTGCTGCACAGGAGAGCGGCCGCCGGACTCCCTGACCATCTCAGCGTCACTCAGATACTTCCAGACTTCGCGCCATGCGGATGCCTGATCGAGGGTAGATGCTTTGCCGTCACACACGGAGATCAGGGCTTTCGCCAGGTCAATTACCGCCGAAGCTCTCTCCCCGTGTTTGTATCCGTGCTCGCGGATAAGTCTAATTGCTGCGCCGGACTCTAGGGGTGACAGATCTGCTAATTTTTTGGCGAGTTCGAAAATATTCTTGTCCATACGTTCTCCTGATTGAAAAGTGATTTGACTACGGGATTGAGCATACCACTTCCGGGAGAACATTCAACCTTTAGTTGAGTAATTTTTACCTGGGCATGAAAAAGCCCCGGCTGTCGGGGCTTCGGGTCAGGCGTAGTAGGCTGCTGCGAAAACGAGGATGATTAGCATCCAGCAGACCGCTTGCAGGTACCATCGCAGTGTGTCCGGGTCCATCGGCGGCCGCTCGATGACTGGCCGGGTCTTCGGGTACTTGTGCTTATGGCGATACTTCCGCCGGCCGTTGAACTTACTCATTTTTCGTGGTCCCCCGGATTGTCGTAGTGACGCACAACGTGGCACGTGAGGCCCAGCGACCGGATGTGCTTCGCCACTCGGAGGTTGTCTTCGAAGCAGCACAGGATACGGTCGAAGCCAATGCGACGCAGCCAGGATTCTTTGAACGCAGTGTCCGGGCGGTGGTCACCCGTCGGCCGCATAATCAGGTCGTAGTAAGGTACCTCGTGACGCTCCAGCCAGTCGTAGGTCTCCCAGTGTGCGACATTGCAGCAACTGGTCAGAATGATGATGCTGTGCGTTTGGCTAAGCGACCGCAGCAGACGGATGTTATCCATGATCGGCGCATCTTTGCCGCACGCCAGGTTGAAGGCGTCCCAGCTCTCGGTGCGGTCCAGATTCTCTTTCGGCACCAGATGTAACCGGTGGGCCCCGTCGCGCAGTGTGCCGTCTAAATCAAAAACGATAATGTCTTTCATGGAATTCCTTAGTCTTCGTCGTCATCGAGATCCGGCAGCAGGTCTACGGCGCCCTGGTGCTGCGCCAGCAGTTTCTCCCAGTGCTCGGTGTGCACCCGGAACTGGCGCTTCTTCCACCACATGCAGATGGTCTTTGGTATCCACATCTGGCTGCCGTCTTCCAGGGTGACCAGCAGCGCCTGCGCGGTCAGCTCCAGGTCCTGGGTGGACGTCACGTTCTGCCACACGTCTTCACGAGCATACTGGGCGTCCCAGTAGTCGTAATGCCGGCGGACATTGATGTTCTCAACTGGCCGGGGGCGGCCGTTGATAATCCGGTTGATCTGCTCGTCTGCGTATTCGCCCATCATTCCTCCCAGTGGAAGAAGAACCAGATAAGGCCGACGACAATCGCCGCGGCCCCCAGTAACCATTCGGCGGTGTACATCATCCGATGGTCCCACACTTGCCGCAGACGGTGCCGAGCGCCCGCCCATCCTGGTCGGTGTGCACCAGCCAGTCGTGCTCGCAGCCTTTCGGATCAGCGAGAATACGGGCCTTTGGGCCTCCGTCGTACTCCTGCAGGATCGCCTGCAGCTTCGTCTTCAGCACCCGGGAGATGTGATAGGCCGAGCCATTGCGGAACCAACTATCCAGAATCGCCAGCGCCTCAGCATCGAGGCCCGTGAATCCATTCACCTGGATGTAGACGTCCATATCCGTTGCACACGGCTTGAGAAGCGGGTCACCTCCGCAGACCCACGTCAGGCCAGAGACCTTGCGAACCGCCACTACGCTGTTCAATAGCGGAGGCAGGTCGTGTTTACGGGCTATCTCGGCGCGCAGCTCGACAATGTGCAGCGCCTTCTCAATGTCCTGACGACCGTTCTTCTGGCGGTGACGCGATACATACTTCAGGATGCTGGACGTGGCGAAGTCGTACATCTGCGTCATCGCAAATTCCATCGGCTGGATCGGCATCTCACTGTAATGCGTACCGCCGACCTGCGTGTTTAATGCACTCATGAGTCCTCCGATAAACGGGCAAGTTCTTCCAGGTCAGCGCGCTCGATAAGTTTGCCGCGCATCTCCTTTTCGAGTTTGTTTTCCATCTTCTCCAGGCAGCTCTTCAGCATCCGCAAGCCGGTCTCAGGGAACGGGCTGGTGGAGATGCCGTCGAGGGTGGCCCGGAGGCTTTTGTTCGCCGCACGCGGCGCGATAGCCCGCGCGCAGTGGCGCAGGGCTACCGGTACGCTGCGCTTGTCCAGCTGGGCTTCCTTGCGCGCCAGCTCCAGCGTCCAGATGGCATCCGGGAATTCGGCGTACTTCGACGCCATGATCAGGTCCATTGGCACAAAGCTCATCCCTGACCTCCCGGTATCACGCAGGTCCACACTGCCAGCAGGCCAAGCGCCAGAGCGCCGGCCATCCACGCCAGGGTGATCAGCATCTCGCGTTTCTGGTTCGGCATCACAGGTCCTCCACCGGTGCGCTGTAACGCCATTTGCAGATGGCGCGCTCGGAACGCGGGCTGCTCTGTCCCCGCCGTTTGCAGTCAGGGCACTCAACGTAGTAACGGACGCCGCCGGCGCCCACCGTTTGCTTCACTTCCGCGTCGCCCCCGCAGGGGCAAACGAGTAATGGTTTGAGGTTGGCTGGCATCATCAGATCAGGTCCTCATCTTCGACGTCGCCAGTAAGTGACTTCGGCTCGTCCAGCTCTTCGCCGTTGACGTGGCTGATCTTCCAGCCCTTCAGCGCGTCTACCATCGACTGCACTTCGTCGTCGCTCATGTCGCGCAGCGCTTCACCGCCCAGTGACACGACAACGCCGTCAACCAGCGAGTCCAGCGCATCCACGGTCAGCAGCAGAGTAGCCTTCGCCAGCGCGATACCGGATTCGTCTTCCGTGTCGGCGCCGGCGTCGTCCTGCGCCATGTCGATCAGCGCGTCAGGCCAGGATACCGATTTGAATGCCAGGTTTTCGTTGAGGATGAAGCGCGTGCCGCCGTGCAGGTGGTCGTCGTAGTAGCCCAGCTCCAGCGACACGACCTGGTAGTCTTCGCTCAGCAGCTCGCTCAGGGTCGAAGAGTCGAGATCGACGCTTTTCCCAGAGAGCACCTGGGACCCCTCCAGCTTGCCCTTCGCAGTGAACGCTTCGCCCACTGACAGCTGCGACGGGACAACCGTGCCGGCTACCCAGTCCGTGAACTGCGTGACGACGGGCTTCTTCGCCGTCAGCGGCTGCACGGGTAACGAGCCGAGCACACGACGGACCGCGCCCAGCACCAGCTCCGCCTTCTTCGCGCTGGTGGTTTCAACGTAGACCCAGCTGCCGCTGATCAGCACGTTCACGCGGCTGTAGTCGATCAGCGCGTTTTCCATCATCCCGATGATGACGTCGTTCTTCAGGCCCTGCTTCTCGTCCTTCGTGGGGACGCGGGCATACTTTTCTTCCCAGTCCTTCAGGCGCTTATCCAGCTCGCGCTTGACGATCTTGTTCGGGACAATGCGCAGCGCGGTTTCCAGCGTCAGCGCGTACTTGTTCTTCGCCAGCACGGTCAGCAGCTCATCGTTGCCGTCGATGGTGGGCACGAAGCCTGAGCGTTGCATCTGAAAGGTGGCCGGATCGCCGGCAGGCAGCACAGCCAGGCGCTCGGGTAGTATGTCGAACGGTACCTTGTCTGCCTTCAGCAGCCGGTACACCAGAAAACTCTTGAATCCTGCTTTCATGACAGGGTCTCCTGCAGTCGTGATTATTTTTCCCGTTGAGCCGTCTCAACTGACGCAAGAATACTCAACAAAAGGTATGTTTCCCAAACGGATTTACTCAGCCAAATTTTTGGAACGAGCAAGGTTTTTGAAAATTCAGGGATTTTTGCCGAACTACTGGGTACCCTTCCAGCGGTTTTCAGCGTGGCGCCACGGTGCTGCAGTTTGCGAAATCTTTTGCCCAACCGAAAATTACACGCTTTTTGAGGGGGTCGGGCGGGGTCGGGTATGGGGCGCAGGCCGCGCACGCGCCGCGCTGCCGGGCGTTCTCTGGTGACTGTATGCGACGGTACAGGGTCGAGGGTTGCGCCGCTCCTGACGCGTTACAGCGCGTTTTACGGCGCAGGGGGTGGCGGGGTCCCCTTTCGGGGGTCCCCTTTCGGGGGTCGCCGGGCGCTGGCGGGGCCGATCAACGGGCATAAAAAAGCCCGCTCGAAAGCGGGCAAAGGGCGCACGGCGTTACAGACTATCGGCGGCGGGGGCGCTGGTGGTTGGCGCGGCCCTGGGCAATGCCCGCGCATACCGCTAAGGATAGCACAAGGGGCAGCGGGTACAGGATGACGGCAGGCGGCAGCAGCGCGGAGATCTTGGACACGACCCCGGACCACGGAGCGCACAGGACACCGCCCACGGCGACGGCGGCAAGGTATAGCCAGCCGTGGCGACGGTCTGCCTTGCTGCTGTCATCGCGTGGCAAGTTCTGAATGTTAGGGTAAGGAGATTGCCAGCGCCCACGGCTCACGCGCTCCGCGCCGGGCACGGTCTCCGGCTCACGCCATCCGGGGAACATCAAGGCGGCGCGTTCTGCGTCACTGAGTGGGGACAAGCGGCAGCGCGGCAGCGCCATTTTGACAACGCGCGCGGCGGTCAGCGTGCCATCGTCACCCATGAATGAGACCAGCGCGGACCCTTTCGGCAGCGTCCCGATCACATCGGCAGCTTTAAAGCCCACGGGCGCGGGCATCGACTGCGCGGCGGCGTACACTGCCCGGGCATCAGCAGGCGTCACCGACCGCAGCGCGTGCTGTATGCGCAGGTGTAGCTGCCGTGAGATGCTATCCGGCAGATCGCCGGGTGCCTGCGTGGCGAAGAATACGCCTACACCTTTTGAGCGGATGAGGCGCACGGTCTGATCTATCATGCGCAGCAGCTCGGGCGGCGCGTCATCGAATATCAGGTGAGCCTCATCGAGGATCATTGCGAAAATCGGCTTGTCAGTGTCTCCGACTTCAGGCAGCAGCGCCGCCAGGCGGTCAAGTATCATCATGAGAACGGCGGCATAGAGCCGGGGCGCACGTATCAGGCGCACGCAGTCGAGCATTGAGACAACGCCGCGCCCGTCGGGGGTATGCGCCAGCAGGTCAGCAAGGGCGAACGTGGAGCGGTCAAAGAAGGCCGCGCCGCCTGCGCGTTCAAGGCCCAGGATCGCCCGGCCAATTGCTGCGACGCTCGACGGCGTGATCAGACCGTAGCGGCTGCCGATGGCGTCCCGGTTCTCCGCGCAATGGTTCACCACGGTGCGCAGGTCCCGCAACGTGTCGAGCGGCAGCCCGTCATCCTCCGCAACGGCGAAAGCGATCTCTATCACGCCCGCCTGCACATCGGTAGCGCCCAGCGCACGCGCCACCAGCGCGGGACCCATCGCCCGGATCGTGGTGGTCAGCGGTCCGCCGCGCTCCCGGAAAACGTCCAGCAGGCGCACGGGCGCGGCTTCAGGTCGCCAGCCGGGGAACTCCTTCGCGCCGTCGAGCGTCGACGCCGCCGCCATCCCTGAGAGGTCGCCTTTTACGTCTGTGAGGAATACCGGGACGCCGATCCGCGCCAGCGACTCAGCAAGCCCGATTGCGCTCACGCTTTTACCGGTACCCGTTGCGCCCGCGATCAAGCCGTGGCGGTTGAGGTACTTCGCAGGGACGAAAACGGGGCCGCAGTCGGCCCCGATCATAATCTGGTAGTTAGTCATCGTTCAGGACCCCGCGAATATAAATTTTTCACCGAAAGCGCGGACTTTGCAGCACTCACAGCGAAAGGAGTTTTCGCCCTCCACGGTCTCCGCCATTGAGAGCGGACCGTGTGCGGACTTCAGGAGGGCATAACCTGAAAACATCGCGGTTTCACGCTCGATCGGCATATCCTCGATCTCATCGTTGGCGATGTAGTTCGCGCAGCTGGCGCACAGTTCGAAAGTAATCATAATTCATGCTCCTGCATTCAGGCCGCGCAGGGCGACCCGAAAGTAATGTTTTGCGAGGATCCGCGCTTCAGTGGTCCTGATGGCTGCGAACTCACGCGCAAGCCGGTAGGCCGGGTGATTCCTGTATGCCTGCTGCCGGTTCATATCAGCGACTCCTGCACCTCGATTATCAGGCACTGCGCCGGCATCTCATCCGCGCGGCTCGTTACCACTATCGCCGCCTTTTGGGTGATGCTTACGCCGATCTGTGAGGCGGCGGCGCTAAACTGTTTTTGCACGCGGGTAACGTCGCCGCCATCGACCGCCCACAAGGTGCGGTCGCCGGGCTTCATAGTCCGCAGTAAATCTATCTTGCTGGATACCGGGTTGATCATCATGTTGAATATTCCACAAATGGTTGAATGTTAGGACCAGCACGAGACTACATAGCGGCCTTCGCGGTTTACTTTCAGCTTCTCGCCTACTTTAATTTCAGGTTTACCGATGCTTATTTCCCCGGCCTCGATCTTCTGGTCTACCGCTGCGGCGTCATCACCATATGCTGCGTAATAGCTGACCGCGTCGGCGTGTTTCTCCTGGTAGTCGGGGGCGCTGTCTGCGTCCTATGCACTTAATGTAATACCTTACAGTTGTATTGTCAACTATTGGTTGAATGCTTTTCGCGTTCTCCTGTGGTGCTGACCGTGGCGCGGGCGGCGCTGTCCTGGGGCCTGGTCTGCGTGCTGCCCTGCTGGCCAGGTCTCACGGTTTCACTGTGCGCGCCAGCCAGGCGGGGGAGAATCCCATCAACTCAATGAACGGTTGAGCGTAGGCCGCGCCAGCCTGGCGGCGTGATGCGCGGCGGCGGTCGCTTTCAGGTCGGAGGGTGACCGGGTCGCTCGGGGTCCCATCGGGGGTGGGGTGGGTCGCCGCGGGGGACGCGGAGCGCGGTTTTCGAGGAATTTCAAAAACGTCAATAGCCCCCTACGACCGAAATCGTTTTTGTTTCGTTCGAAAGTGAGGGCTTTAAGTTATTGAGTTAAAAGGTTTCGCGGTTACTGCGGGGTTAGGATTTATCCGATATGTGGATCCCCATATCGGGCCCCTTAGATGAGTTCATCGATATCGTCATCCGCCGGGTCTTCCGGTTTCGCGGTCTCCGCGGTTTCTTCGTAGCCGATGTCGTCCGGGATCAGCTCCATGAAGTCGGCCACATTCAGGTGGTCCCAGACGTCGTTGCGCTCGGCGCCATCCACCAGTTCGAAGATTTTCTTCAAGGCCGCAGTATGGACCGCGGGCGCAATCTCCACCACACTGTCGATCTGCGGGTTATGCTTCGGCCAGAAACCGTATGTACGGTGGCACTCGTGAAAGGCGGCATCGCCGGCCGGTAGGCTGTTCTTCCCGTTCCACGGCTGCGCCAGCGAGACCTCGAAGGAGAACGTGCGCGGGGCGAACGCGCCGGGGTTGTCGTCGGACTCACGGTAGGCGGTGGCTGTTACGAGGTATTTAGGCATTCTTACCCCCTAGATCAGTTCGTCTTCTTCGGCGTCTGCTGCTGCCTGCGGGTGCAGGTAGTCACCGATGCCGCGGGTGTACGGGATGCGGAGGGACAGGCCGATGGTGGCGGTGGTGAACAGCACAAGAGCGGTACCGAAGTTCACCCCTGTCTTCATCGTCTGGCCGTCCCGCTCCATGAAATTGTAGCGGCCGTCTGGCTCGTACACGATCACGTCGTACTGCAGGTTATCCCGCCACCAGTTCGACACCGGCTCGTAGGGCAGCAGCATCATGCCAGGGCGGCCGGCAGCCTGCTGCTTACGGGCGTGCTGGATGAACTCCACCTTGCGGTCAAACGGCGGATTGCACCACCAGTCGGCGGGCCAGTCGAGCTGCAGGCTGTCGTCGCCACGATCGAGGCCGAAATAGTCCACGATGCCGCACTTGCTGGTGGCCTTCTCTGCCGCGACGTCGAACAGGAACGGGCGCCCGTAGAGGTGCTGCGCGTCATAGAACTGCCGCCACGAGGTGGCCCAGAAATTCTTGTCCCCGTCGGCCGTTGACGACTTCTTGCCGGGGTTAAATGATCCAGCCATAAGGCTCCTTAAAACGTCAGTTGCGAATTCAACATTCAGGTGAGATTCTGGCACAGGTTGAGGTCAGTATTCAACCAAATATTGAATATTCTTCAGGAGGTATCATGATCCAGAAAATACTCGGTGCTGTCGCGGCCATTCTGCTGGTGGTCGCCGGCACGCTGGCCTTTCAGCTACACGGTGCTCGATCGGAGGTCAGCACGCTAACCAGCGACCGGGACGCGGCTAAGCAGGAGGCCAGCAACGCGAAGCAGGCGCAGGCGGTGGCGGAGGCGCAGAACGCTCTGCTCGCCGGTGCTTTCAAAGCCCTCGATACTCGGCTGCAGCAGCTCGGCACCGACCAGAAACTCAACAACGAACAGCTCGCCCGCCAGATCGAGGGGCTGGGCAATATCCAGAAATCCGAAGGAGATGACCCAAATGCGATTACATGCCTTGATACCCGTGTGCCTGCTGAGCTTGATAAGTGGCTGCTCGACGCCCCCTACGACCCAGCCAACGGTCATCACTGAGTACAGGAATGTTTACATCCCGGAGACAATGCTCACGGCCTGCGAGAAGACCGCATGGCGTGGCGGCACCTACCGTGGGCTCGCGGCGCTGGCGAAGTCCAGAGGGACCGACGTCGATAACTGCAATGCTCAGCTTAAAGCGGCAAGGGACTATCAGAACGATCTGAGGGCTCGTGAAGAGTCAAACCGGGCCAAAAAGTAGGATGTAACCTAATAATCCGCCGATTACCTTTTATTTTGGGGCGTCGGCGGATTAGGTATCTCCCCGAACTGGTTCAATTTCATATAGATAGCCCTCAAAGTTACCTAATAACTCAATAACCTAATATATGAACTACACATATGTAAATATTGTCGTCGTACATATGAACGGTGAGATCATGTGTCACACATATAAATACATATGCACATATAAGGGGTAGGAAAGATTGGGTAACTTCAAATTTTAGGTAAAAACGCTCGCAAGCATATGAAAAATAACATGAAAGTGCGCGTACCCATTCAGTAACATGACCTCTTTATCAGGTAACAGGTAACAACAAAAAACCCGCCGAAGCGGGTTTTGTTTAAATCAGGTCGTCATTTTCCATATCATCGCCTTCACCTTCCTCCAGCGCTCGATGTTTTTCCAGCGCCTTCTTCAGCATCTCCTTGCCCCTGAGACTGAGCTTTCCATCCTCCTGAAGGAGAGATACGTCCCTGGTATAGACCGACAGCTTCGTCAGGTTGCCATCAATTCTGACCACCGTATTCTGCGCGGCTCGGAATCCCTGCGGCACCAGAAACGAGGCTCCGCTCTTCGTATTGAGGCTTCTGTCGACCCCGTGGATCTGAAAAGCCTCCTTCAGATGAGACATGATGAGGATGTCGCTGGTGATGCACGGGTACCTGTCGTCATCGAGCAGGTCCTGGAGAATCGTCTCTGCTTCTGACCGGGCGTTGTTAGCCACTATCGTCCGGTAGCGCGTGCGCGGGGCACGTTCCTTCGGGCGATAATACTCGCTGAACTGGTATTTCTCGAAATAGGCTTTGAACTGCCACGGGTGGTCCTTAATGTGCTCGTACAGCGTCTGGACATAGTGCACCCCTTCCTTCTCCCGGTTGGCCTCGCGCCACTCGGTCACCGCGTCGTCCGTATGGAAGCGGGTGAACACCACCAGATAGCGGTCGTCGCTCTCGTCCAGCGGCAGGGCGTTCTCGTGGTTGGTCATCATGTAGAAGTTCGCGAGGTTTTCCTGCTGCTCGGCATCCTTGTTCATGGCGCGCACAGAGGCCGTGGAGTTCGAAATCAGTGGCTTCATCTTCTCCAGAACTGCGTAGGCTTCCAGGCCGCCGATTTTCACCTCTTCCAGACCAACGAAGCACCGGTTCGAAATCCAGCCGTTGTGCTTTTCCTTCAGCACGTCGTTGTTGATCTCGTTGCAGTTCTGTTTACCGAGCATACGGGTGATCAGCGTCTTCAGCGTGGACTTACCTTCGTTACGGGACCCCTTTACCAGCAGCGCATACGGCAGCTTGACGCCCGGGAATTTCACACAATGAGCGACGAAATCAGACACCAGAGCGCGCTCGCGGTCATCCGGGAACAGGTCCTTCATGAGTCGTTTATACAGCTTGACGCCCTCGTTACCCCGGTACGCGGTGCGCTCGATGATGGCAGGCCGGTAGAGGTTAAGCAGGCACTCTCCACCGACAATAGGCAACCTGTCATCCGGGTGCTGCGGGTCGTAGGTAGTGCGAATGGCGCGCGGCACAGGGTTATTGGACCCCAGAGCTGCCGACAGAGCCGGGATGCGCGGTGTCCCGTTCTCCGTCACCCCATAGGTGTCGATCGCTTCCTTGAAGTAGCGGTTGTTGAACGCCTCTTTCCCCATAGGACGCATCTCATTGTCTGACAGGCAGTAGAATGCGTTCTCGCTGACCACGAAAACCACGTCGTCCAGCCATTCAGGGCGGTTATCATCCCCGTTTCCGATGAGCCGGTTAACCTTCCGCTCAGTGACTTCCTTTCGAACGAAAGCCTTCGTCATCGGCGAGCCAAGCTCTTTGGCCTTTTCGATGATTTTCGGGATGAAGTTCTCCCGGCGCCACGCCTGCAGGAAGTCGGCTGGTGCGCCGGCGATGGCATGGCATACCTTCTGCAGGTCGTCCACGTTCTCCGCGATGCGGATCAGGCGGAACACCTCGGTGCAGTATTCCTCCAGGGTCTTCGGCTTTTTGCGCTTCGGAGTGGTGTCGCCGATAAGGTCGTCTTCATCGTCGTCCTCCTCATCATCGCCAAAATCAGGCAGCAGGGCAGCGGCCATCTCTGTCTGCTCTTCCTCAATCTCGGCTTCGATCTCCGCCAGCGCCTCCAGCACGGCAGGCTGCTGGCGCATCAGGGCTTCCATCGCCTTGTACGACTCCAGCTCTACCGGCGAGCTGATATCATCCTTGTCGATGCCGTCATCCAGGTCGCCGAACAGCACCAGACGCCCGGTGTCAAAGGTGGTGTGCTGGCCGTGGGCCACGTCGGAGTGCGAGTGGTCAGAGTGGATAAAGGCGTCGTCGTAGATGCGGACTGACGCGGCGCCGGAGGCACCAAACGGGCGGTAACGTCCTTCCCCCACATACTCGTAATGGTCAGACAGGAACTGCTCGATGAAGTCTTCCGGGGTGTACGCGCGGTGGACGGCCGTGATAATAGGGGCTGTCGTTTTCTTGTCTTCCGGGTGCTGCCGGCTGCCGGTGATGCCTTTGGCACTGTCGACGCCATCCGGGCGAACAGGCCAGCTGTCAGGGTCGGTAATGTCGTACTTTTTGAACGCCTTTTTAGGGTCCAGGAACTTGCCATCGAACGTCTGGTGGAAGAACTCTCCATCAGAGCAGACGCTGGGCATAAACATCAGCTGCGCGGTCACGAATGACTCAGCGGCGACGGCCATCATATTCTCGTCAACCAGCTCCGCGACGTAGCGGACCACCAGCTCGTACTCATCTTTGGTGACATCAGCGGCCAGCGGCACGATAACGCGGAAACGCGGCTTCTCGATGGTGTGCTTGCGGGTGGTGTGGACGTGATAGGCCAGGCCTTTGAGCCCCTCTATACCGCCGCGGTAGATAATCTCGTCCCAGACAGTGTCCGCATGGTCATCGATGTCTAGCGTAACGACCGAACGGCATTCCAGATTCACTTTGCGGCGCTTGCCGTCTTTGAACTGGCCGCCTACGAAATAGCCCTTATTCTTGAGGTTGCGTTGCTCTTCAACCGACATATCGAGGTAGTCGGCGAGGGTAACGTCATCGCGAACTGGTTCTTCGAAACGAGAGACGAGTTCCTGCCACGTCAGCTCTTCGTTTTTTACTACCGACAGGTTTTTCTTACCTGGCTTGCCGAAGGAGACCTTCAGCGTGCGGGTTTGACTCATATCAGCTCCCTGTCACGCAAGTCTTTTAATTTGAGTTCGATCAGCTCCAGCATTGAGTCTGGAACGGTGTGGTACTTCCCCGAATGCCAGTCCTTTGCCCGCTGGTAACTACGTCGGGTTATGGTGGCTACTTGCTGCAGGGTCAGACCGTATTCTTTGACTAGCGAACGAAACTTCGCAGTATTGGGATGTATACTTTCCAAAGTGGAGTCCTCTGTGGCGCCGTATTTAGAGCAATACTATCAGAGGAATCTTAGGAGGTGCAACTGTTAGCCGATAATTCGACTAACAGTTGAATCAGATGACGAACTTGAGCAGCTCAGACTGGAGGATATTGCCGTTGGCGAGTTCCACGATTTGCTTCACGCGCTTCGGCGGGACTCGCCCGGCTTCAATCCATTTGTAGACGTTCTGGTAGGACACTCCTAGGCGCTTCGCCAGGAGCATAATGCTGCGTTTTCCCTTAGCGTCCGGGGGGCACGCCTGCAGCAGCAGGTCATGCAGCGGACCTAAGTCTCCGTACCGGCCCGCTGGTTTGATGGTCATAGTTGCTCCACTCAATAGATGGTTGAATGATTGCAGCATACAGCAGCCAGGCATTCGTGATCAAGTAGAACGCAAGAACACGTTGCAACACGCAAAAGAATTTTCAACTTTTTATTGAATTGCCGAGATGACATGTGCTTAAATCTGTTCAAGCCGAAAACGTTCGGCCACCCAAAACAACTAACAGTAACCGGAGAACATTATGTCCATTGAGAAGGCTATTGCCGACCAGACCGCCGCGATTGAAAAGAACACCGAAGCCCAAGAAAAGGCCACCGAAGTTCAGCTGCAGGTTTTAGCTGCACTGCAGGCCCTGGCCGCTGCTGGTGGTACCACTACCGTCACCTCTGAAAAGGGTGCAGGCAAAACCCGCACTACCAAAAACACGGATAAATCCACTGATGCGGACCCGATCTACTGGCACATCCCGGGCACCGAAGAGTTCGGCTCCGTTGATACTGAAGCCGAGTGGAAAAAGCTGAAGAAGGCGAAGGCTAAGGCTGTCAAGATCCCAGAGTCGAAGTACCAGACCCTGGTTGAAGCGGCCAGCGGCACCGACGATGAAGGCGATACCGGTGAGTTCAGCGATCGTATTCAGGCTCTGATCGATGAAGTTCCGGAAGAGCCTACCGCGGATGACATCACTGACCTGTTCAAAAAGTATCTGCCGAAAGACCTTGAAAAGGCAGAACGTGACGCCCGCGCTGAAATCATCAAGCCGATTCTGGCCGGCGTGAAAGCGCCGAAGGCTTCTGCCGTGAAGGACGACGACCGCCGCGACGTCATGGGCCGCTGCTGGTGGTACCACTACCGTCACCTCTGAAAAGGGTGCAGGCAAAACCCGCACTACCAAAAACACGGATAAATCCACTGATGCGGACCCGATCTACTGGCACATCCCGGGCACCGAAGAGTTCGGCTCCGTTGATACTGAAGCCGAGTGGAAAAAGCTGAAGAAGGCGAAGGCTAAGGCTGTCAAGATCCCAGAGTCGAAGTACCAGACCCTGGTTGAAGCGGCCAGCGGCACCGACGATGAAGGCGATACCGGTGAGTTCAGCGATCGTATTCAGGCTCTGATCGATGAAGTTCCGGAAGAGCCTACCGCGGATGACATCACTGACCTGTTCAAAAAGTATCTGCCGAAAGACCTTGAAAAGGCAGAACGTGACGCCCGCGCTGAAATCATCAAGCCGATTCTGGCCGGCGTGAAAGCGCCGAAGGCTTCTGCCGTGAAGGACGACGACCGCCGCGACGTC